CTGGCATGTATCCTCCCGTGTAGAAAAGGTTTCATATCAAATGTGGAAGTTTTAACAAAGTTTTTCGTCAGTCTTGCAAGATCGTGGCTGACTCCATGAGGTCTCCCGCTCAAGCCGAACTTTGTAAGTTTCTTTAGAAGTGTCGTACCAAAACTCAGGATCTTTTGCTCGGCACGGTGGCACATTCGTGAAGTTCTCCTCACGTGGTAAAAGCTTGGACACTTGTCGTATGCATTCCTGAGTAACCTCGTCAACCGTTTGACACCCGTCGATTGTAACCACGGGGTAACATTTCAGTCCCAGTTGTTCGTTAGGGGTTTGAAACCCTGTAAGCAAACGGTCGAAAAAAGGTCGTTCTGACCGCTCAAATCTGTCTCGGACAGTCAGCCCGTCGTTTTCTCGCCTTGAGAGCCGTCTCATAGACTCATCAACGGGAACGTCGAAAAACAGTTCTAAGTCAGGGTACAAGACTCCGCAGGCAAGTTCGTGGGCTTTCTCTACCGCTTCAGATCCCAAACCTCGTCCCCACCCTTGATAGGCTAAGGTGCTTGCGTAAAATCGGTCGCATAACACCCAGTTGCCCTTTTCTAGCTCCGGCATTATTACTGTTGCAACGTGCTGAGCCCGGTCGGCCATGAGCAGTAAAAGTTCGGCTTTCGGTGTGATCGCAGCCTTAGGGTCCTTAAGCAAGTCTCGCACACCTGGTAAACATCCTGGCTCTCGAGTTGTGACAACTTTCACCCCCCCAGGTAATTGACCACTGCTCGAAAGCCACTCAGAAACAGCCTTAAGCTGAGTTGTTTTTCCGCAGCCGTCAAGACCTTCAAAGGTTATTAACTGTCCTGTGTAACTCATAGCGAAATTGTTTGAATATAGTTTTGGTAACGGGTGAAGCGACCTACAGACGCTTTCACGTTTAAGCTTCGACAAGCTTCACAGTAGGAGAGAAACTCGTACCATGGGGTCGTGGGATCTAAAGTCTCGAGCTTGGCCTCTGCCCATGTCTCAGAAGTACCATGGCCCTTAGTCATGTCTCAGCCACGGAGGCGCCCTGAAAAAGTTTGCAAGATCGTCTGGGGATTGGGGTCCAACTAAATGAGAGGAAGGATCCGCAAAGCCGAGGTTCATCCCGTCGATAAGTTCGTCGAGAGACCCCGGCTCAGGCTCCCCCGAGATTGCCCTCCGACGTGCTTTCTGAAGGATCTCGTAGGCGTGGCGATTGTGGTCTGACCATTTCTGAATAAGGGAAATCTCCTTAAGGGAAATCTCCTCGTGTCTTGAGATACGGTCGGCAATATCTTGTAGCTGGAGTCGTGTGTCAGTGGACAACATTTGACTGAAGGGTTGGGGTACTAACCTGGAAGTTGAGCTCCGCTCAGCGTCTGTGCTCAAAGGTCGAAAGACGCCAGGGAATGTGCTAAACAGATTTCGTCTGATGCTTGCTTGCATTGCTCGGCGCAATCAATTAGAACTTGAGCGTAGTCAGCCCTACCGATGTCGTCCACTCGGTCAATGTCACGTTCGAAAGACGCTTGCTTCTCCTTGAGAAGGTCGTTTATGAGCGACCATGTCTCGCGAGGAAGTGAAACAGAAATAACGGAATCAATTTTCATGGTTGTTGTTTGGCGTTGAGGGTGTTGTTTTGGCAGGTGGGAAGCACCACGAAGTTGCTCTACCATAAGGTTTGCAACAAGCTCCTGTCTCTCTGGCACGACATTAGGTAGGTGGAAGCTCATTTCGGCCATGGTAGCCATTATGTCTCTTCTTTTCCTAGGGGGTGGTGCGAGTGTGTATGAATCATTGCATAACCTGAACACAAGGAATCCCAAGTTCTCTCACAACTTTACAGTTGTCTTGGTTGTCGTCGTACCAAAGTGAAGGACGTCCGAAATCTTCAATAATTGCGAGAGCTTGCTCGGTCTTAACGTAGTGGTCGGGGCGATCGTCCCCGTCCTCTCTCATGTATAAGGCGTCGAACTTAACACCCACACTTTGTAGCCAGTTTTCTGAGTCGGCTCGAAGACGATTTGGGCGAGCAGTGGATATAAGGATTGTAACACCGGATACAGCTAGAGATACTGCAAGTTGAACGAGTGGCAAATTGGCTCGAAGCGTTGCAACATTGTCTTCGTAATACCACTCACTCGTGAGTGTCATGTCAATATCAAACACCACTAAGGGGTTATTTTTAGGCGTCACGACATAAGGGCAATGTGAATGCTGTCTAGCTGTTGAAGCAATATGTTCATTTTCGCTGCCTCGCTCACAGCCAAATCAAGCTGTCCACGTGTCACATAAGTGGCAACTACCTGACTCGCTTGTGCCCTAAAGGTGGAGGAAAAGGCTTCGGCACACTGAGCTAAAACGAGCCAGTCTGAGTTGGGGAGACTCACCGAACGGTGAATTTCTTCACCTTCACCTTGTGTAAAGACCTGTGTAATCGCGGAAGTATGGCTCATGGGTTAGGATTGTGGTTTTTTGGCCATTTCAAGCTGAGCCTTGTAGAGTGCCACCCTCTTCTGGGTACCCTTCTTAACAAGGTTCAGATGGTTGAGTGTTCGAGTGGGGTTTGTTGGTTTCATTGGGTATGGTGTCGCCTCTTGTGAAGTTGGTTTAGGAAGAGAAAGCCCCCTATCTTAGTGAAAACCTCGATTGGTTGCCACCTTAGGTACGAAGAGGTAAGATACCACTTTCCTTCGGCATTTTTGTAAACTTTTCCCACGAGTACATCCGTAGTGGGGCACTTGTAGGTTACGAACGATGGGAAGTTAAACCCAACTCGAAGGGGTGACTTGTACGGGGCAGGTTTATCGAACACGGTTGACCTCATCCCAGTAGTCTGATCGTGGTTTGCTGGTTTTCGTCACATCTCTGACTCGGACCGTAGCTTTTCGCTTTCTAAGCATTTCAGCCAGGGTGGCCCTAAGTTTAGGGTCCGTGGTGGTATTATAGGCTTGTTCGAGTCGCTCGTAAACTGCGGCCCGGTTTGGGATCTGCAGGTTTTCCTTGTTCAGTACCTCAGAGCTGATGTCCAGGGTTCCTAGTTTACCTTGGATTTTGTTCCTTCCGAAGTTCCCCGAGACTCTGCCGTTCGTTCGCAGTTTCGGCTTAATTTTGCTTAAGTTGCTGTTTTCCATGTCCTACACATGCTCCACAGAAAGGTTGCGAGAAGCTTCGCAGGAGTACTGGAAAGCCAAGTCCATGAGGTAGTCCTCTACTTGCCTGAGCTTTTCAAGAGCCGCTTCCCGTTCCTCGCAGAATAACTCCCATGCTTCCTCATCCCTAGTACCGCGAGAGGGGCAGTTCGCTTGGATAAGCTTCTTTCGGGCATCGTGAACAGACGCCCAAACCCCGTTGTACTCAGACGCAAGGGCAGAAGCATTAGTTTCACTCTTCTCAGTGGCAGGGGTGCAGGTCATTGCTTTGCTTGCGGGTGGGACTGAGGGGTCAACTTTTGAAGGAGGCTGGCGCGGCGAGCTCTCGCTTGGCGAAGAGCTTGGGGCTTGGCCCTGCCTTTTCGTTTTCGGCCCTTTTGGCGGGGTCCAAGTTTGGAGCGGACTGAGTCGTTTTCCATACATTTACTATACCGTTTCTGCGAGGCAGAAACAAAGGGCGAAAACCGCCCCATGAAGGAGGGCTAACCGCCCACTCTCCCACAAGGACTAGTTAGGGACTGGATTGTGTATTAGCCCAAAGACGTTCAGGGTAATTCCTACTACGATGACAGCTACCACATCCCACTGCTTTTTCTTTACAAAGAATGGAAGGCTCAGAGTGCTCCCTGTAATCAGAATTAATAGGCCCACCTTGCGGTCCAAGAAAAGCAAAACAAATTGTCCAACTACCAACGCAATATTTCCAAGGATGCGGAGGTAAGTGAGTCTGGGGCGGACACGTGGGTATTTCATGGTCCGAAGGTGTGATCGGTAGTTATTCGTCCTACGAAACAACCTTGAGTGTTTCCAGAATCTTGCTCAACCGTGCTGGCTTTAAGTATGACTTGAACTCTAAGCCCTCAAAGACTGCTTTTACACTCTGTTCAGACGGCGGTGAAGAGGCGTACCACGACATGTCGGGGACGTCGTTCTCAAGAGTGACCAAGCGAAGGTTACTAAAGAATGTGGACGCAGTTGAAACCACCTTAGGATGGAACGCGATTCGATCGGTGAGCGACAGCTCTGAGTTTGTACCGCTGGTGTGGCACTCTTGGATTATCTTCACAGCGGTTTTCGGGCCAACGCCGGAGACACCTGATATGTTATCTGAGGAGTCCCCAGACAAAGCCTTGAAGAACTTGACGTCTGAGGGGGGAACACCGAAGTGCCCTTTAACCCCCTCAATGTCAACCAGCTCCATTTTCTTAGCTGAGTTGAAAAGCAGTACCTTTACTCTGTCGTTGACAAGCTGAAGCAAGTCCTTGTCGCAAGTCAAAATGTGAACTTCACTATATCCAGGAGAGTTACGAGAAATATGGGCTACAACATCGTCCGCCTCAAAACCCTGGGCACCCACTGGCGAAAAGCCAAGAGCTGGAAGGACGTCTTCAACCAGGAGGGAAAGGTCGGAGTAGTGCTCAACGCTGGCTTTTTCTCGGTTCGCCTTATAAGTACCGGATTCTTTCTTGCGAAAGTTTCCACCTTTATCTGTACAAGGAACTACGCAATCGTACTCGTACTGAGCCATCACGGCAAGTAAGGCGTTGCAAAACCCATAAGTCCCAGTTACTGGAGCTCCATAGCTCGTAACCATTTCACCCATAGCTCGACAGAGAGCTGATCGAGAGCGATAAAATAGTGCAGATGTGTCTACGAGAAGCAGTTTCATTGTTTTGGTGTCGGAACTTGGCTCTATACTAGTCCTTGTAAGGTTACCGTGAGAACTGGTGAAAAGTATTTCGAGTAACGTTGTAAGCGGTTAGGCGACCCTTTGGCTTGGAGTATGCGCATGTGTCAATATTTACGCGTTGCCCCATCACAATCGGGATATAGTCCTGTGGGGGCTCTTCGAAGTTGGTGGGAGTATGCCCGTGAACAACTTTCTTCAGTCTCGGGTTCCACCCTTCGAATTCCGGCCCATAGGTCAAGAAAGGTTGACGAATCCATAGCAGTGCCTCCCCCCTTCCATCGACAATGAGCTTTGCAGGGTCGTGACCGGGGTAGATCCCCGCGTGAATGAAGAGAGTGTCCGCAATTGTCATGTATAAGGGCAGCTCCCGAATCCACTCCTTATGCTTTCTTTCCATCTCACCCACCTGGTCATAGTTTCCGCCGTTTTGAATCCACAGAGCGTAACTACTTGGGTCGTCAAGGGCGTCAAGAAACATCCTCTCGTGGTTCCCCATCAGGGCATAAAAGGCTTGAAGCCCCCAACTTTCCGGATCGTCGAGGAGCTTTTTCGTATACTCCAAAACTTTCAGGTCGCCCCTACCACGATCAATCATGTCACCTAAAAGTATGACGGTGGCTTGAGACCCTTTCACCCAATTTAGAAATTGTTCGAAAAGAGTCCAGGTCGCGTGAATGTCACCAAGGGCAACTACGTCACCTGGGTGTAACTTTTCGTCGTAAGTTATCATTTCGTCAGTATACAAAGTCAGTACGGTGGAAGGGTTCGTTGGTGATATTCTTGAGGGAAGCTTGTAAGGAGGCGTGCATGCGCTCAATTACTTCTTCCGGAACCTTGCGGTCGCGAGAGGCATTTTGCCGCAAGCAAACGGCGAGAGGCTTGTCAAGGACAACAGCGGTGATTTTGCAGTAACCGTACGAGTTTAGCATGGCAACTGCTTCCTTGCGGTAAGCTGCCCTGTAATGTGTTCCGTCCATAATCACGGTGCGACCGACACTCTCCTCCAGAATCTCAAGCATGCGGTCGTGGATTTCTACGTAATTTCCCTGAATGTCCGCGTTCCCGTAGAGCTCGGCGCGGATTTCATCGCCGGAAAGTACAACGGCATCTGGGTGAAGCTCTAGTAGCTTAGCCACATGGGTTGACTTACCGGAGCCAGGGGCACCGACCATCACATATGCTTCGAGGTTGTTTTCCATATTTATATTATACCGTTATTCCTCGTCAGGGCAAGGCGGGAAACCGCCCAAGGACAAGCGGTTTACCGGCCAACTTTAGCTTTTGGTCTCAGACCGGAAAAAGTTATACTCTTCAACCCACTCATGAAGAGGGTCCTCATTCACAACGTCCCCACTGTTGTTCACATAGTCTTGAACCACCCAGGCAATCTCTCTAAACTCCAGGTCGTTCCAGGGCCATGACGCACCCACTTTGACGCCAGGGCAGCCCTTAAGCAGACGCCTTAACTTTTCTTTGAGCTTTTCGGAACTTTTCATTGTGCCTCAAGAGTGTTGCAAGTTTAAAAGCGTACCTGTTTCCCTGGAAAGGCGCAGGAGTTTTGCCTTGGTCTAAAACCTTTCTTAGTGCCGTGCTCGAACCACTTCGTTCGTTCTCGTGAAAAGAAACACCAAAGCAGTGCGAAAGTTGCAGTCCGAGTGAAGCTTGGTCAGACCCCAGAACGAGAACCACCTCGCTTGGCTTCCTGCTTTTTAGCACATCTGACAACCCCGCATAGGGATCGATGGCCTTTAGAAATGATACCCTACTCAGGTCAATGCTTGCTTGGCGGCATAGCGTTCGCAGAAGTAAAACTCGAAGGTCCCAATCGTTGTTCTTTCTCCCCACGGACACATATACTTTAGCGGTCGAACCGAGGGTGAGTAACTTTTTAACTAGCTCAACGTGGCCAGGATGACCAATGTTAAACCGACCAAACGTTACAGCGGTTTTCACAGATGTTTTCTAAGTGTCAGGTGTTTTAGGTGTTTTCGGGACCGGATGCCCCGTCAGGTCGAGCAAAGGGGCGTCAGGGTCGTAGTGCACGTATCCCTTTCGAGAACCTTGCCACATTCGGCTAGGGTCCATGCTATGCTTGTCCGCCACCCCTTTCCCAGCTAACGCGGCAAGTGCTTTGATAAAGCCATGAGTTTCTTCGTAGGAAACATTTAGATTCACGTCAACTTTCCACAGGAGCCGGTAGGAGCTTTTTCCAAGGTGTTGGCCGTCAGAAAACGTTCGGTAAGCGAGCCAAGGCTTGTAGCCTAGCTCAGTGTAAAGCTTGACCATTTTCTCGGGGTGAACTTCGCACTTGTCAAAGTCCACTCCAATGAGAGTTTGCGTATGCCAGCACAAACGCTGATACTGAAGTTCCATGAGGTCGAGTCCTTTGAACAGGCAACCGTAAAAGGTGCAACCTTTCTCGGTAACTAGCTCAATGAAGTCCCCGTCACTGAGCGACTCCCAGGGCCTTTGAATCATGTAGTCCCGAAGCTTTCCGTACTCCTGAAGTGTTTCAGGTTTTTGTAGGCGCCCTCGGGGGTTAATTTGGCAGAGAATACTTTTCGGCACCTTTCACTTGTCGGTTGGTTAGTTGAAGATGAATCTTTCGTTATACTCAGCTTTTATGTCCTGAAACTTTGCCCTAACCTTCCTTTCTAAATCAACTTCAGGCACACCGTAGATAATCGCAGGCCAAAATAAGTCCGCAATTCTGCCGTCTCCGCCACCATCCCAGTTGTTAAAGGAATGTTGTGCAACTTGTTCGACGAAAGAATTAAGTGGGAGAAGTTTTGGCATACTAAACTTTGTTGAGGGGGCTAACGATAAAGAACCAGCAGCCGTTGGCCATCCAAGAGTGCGTTTTCCTATCGTCAAAAACTAGCGCGTCCCCTGGCCTCATCAATGTCATTTTTCCGCCAGCGTAAAATTCGCCTTCAGATATGAGCTGGCTGCCGTAGGGTGCTTCGTCGTCAGGGGTGTGCCCCCCGAGAAAAACCAAGAGAGACAAACCAGTCATTTCGTAGTCTTCGTGCGAACCTACGGACCCTTTCCCGTACACAACCGTGGCGCCCTCGCGACGCATATTTTCAGTCGGGGATGGAAACCTGTATTGCTGTTCTGCACGATTTAGAAGCAAAAGTGCCTCTTGCAAAGTGGAGCGAAGCCAGTCCGGCACTGGCTTGGACCCGACATCGCCGAGAGTCCACAACCGTGGGTCGGACCTACTGGTGCCCGCTGCGTCTTCTGACACCGACCGCAGGAGTTTTTCAATAGTGAAATTGGGGACGGTAACCTTGCCGTCAATTTTGATGGCACGCTTCATACTTGAAGAACTAAGCTCGCTTACACACCCATTATAGCCCCTTTGATCCAGAAAGGCAAGGGTGGAAACCGTCCCCTTTCACCGGGTTTTAAGTATAGCCCGCAGAATCTGAGACTCTTCTTTCTGTAGCTCTACTCTCCTCTGCCTCAGTTTCCGCTTAGTTCGCCTCAGTTCTCTTACGCGACTTTCCAAGGATAGTGCGCGCTTCTCTGCTAAAAAGGACGCTTGCCTCAGAGGCAAAAGCCAGTCAGTCTCGTCTAGGAAGGGGAACATTCGTCCAGGCACAGACCAACGTCAAGGTTAAGCTCGTCAAGAGCACTTTGAACTTCCGACCTTCCTGTGTTCTCGTAGACCACACTTCCCTCACTACCCGAGAAACCCTCAACAAATTCGTCAAGGTCGTCTAAGTCAGCGTACTTTTCAATCAGGTCTGTGTACCCCGCGTTAAGCACGGCCTGAAAGAAGCCGTCGTCGTCAAGTTCGTCAATTGCCGCTTTCACGGAGAGAGAGTATACGCGGAGAACTTCGCTTATTGGTGCGTTGTTAATCACCCGTGAAATTACTTCATTCACGAATTCCGGTTTGTCTTTAATTGTCATTTTGCATGTGTATAACGGTTTCTTTAGCGCCGTTGAACCTCTATGTGTTCAAAGGGGAAACCGTAAACGGAAGAGGGGGGATTTGAACCCCCGGAGGTTTAACCCTCTACAGTGTTCGAAGCTGCTGCTTTCGGCCGCTCAGCCACTCTTCCTTGTCACCGTGGTGGGCCACTCCTGTGTCGTTCACCGGATATGACCTGTGGGTGTGTTCTTTAACGAGTTTTCGAGGACTTGAAACTAAGTAGGCGTGTAGGGAGTCGAACCCTAACTAGCCGGTAATCTGCCGGAGAGGACTGTATAAGGGTCCCTGTGCACCGTACACCACACGCCCAGGAAAGGGAACCACCGTGTGGGATGGAACCCAAGGTAAAGCTCAGACAGAGGGAGTTTGAACTCCGAACGCCAAGTCAAATTCGTCAAGGGCCCTTTGAACTTCAGTGCCGGTGATTGCCTCGCTGAGCTTCAGAAGGAGCTTTGCTCCCCTGGGGCTTTTGTTGCTAATTCGTGCGGCACGATCAACTAGAGAAAGATTTGCCATTTTGTATTGTTGTTGTTGTTTAGTGTGGCTGCAAAGGCAACCGACGCCCTGAGGGGGATTCGAACCCACGACCGGTGTCTTAGAAGGACAGTGCTCTTCCACTGAGCTACCAGGGCTTTCACGTTTAGAATAGCGTTCCACAAGGGGGAGTAAACCTTATCTGCAAGGCACCCCTGACTTAAGCCCCCTCTCCCGCGTCATTGGACTCCCCTCTCACCCACTCAACCCAGTAGTCTCGCGGGCACCGCATGTTTGCCATGGTTGTCTTAGCGGGAAGAAAGCATCCGCACTCGTCACAGGTTGAACTTTTTTCTTCAAAGGATCCGCACACGTTGCTCTCACAAAGTGCGAGTCGGTCCTTTGCCACTTGGCGAGGGGCGAACGACGGATCTTCCAGCATTCGTTTAGCTGTGTCAATCAAGGATGCGCCGAAACTTCTGCGGCAACATTCTGGCTCTTTATTCGTTTGTTCCAACGTTGCTCTGCGAAAGGTCTGTATAGTGTAATTTACCCGGATCAGTCCGTAAAGGTGCACAAGACCGAGAGATGCTTGTACAAAATACTCTCATCAAAAAACCGGTACTCCGACGAAAACTCTTCCCTCTGCTGAAAGTGTTCGAGCTCTTTTAAGGTGGCCCTAACGACCGGGCAGTCTGAAACGTAATCCTTGTACCAGAAAGTGTTGAACTTTGGAATGTACTTCCACCTATCTCCGTGCGGAATCCAAACTTTTTCAAATTCTATTTCGAATAGTGAGAACGGGTCGTCCCATTTTTCAGGATTTACGACGCTTAACTGCTGCACGATATCTTTCGTATCGTCGAGAAACCACTGAAAGTGCGTGCTGTTGGGGGATACTTTCCATGTTAGGTTGACAATAAGATAGGGGATGTCGGGGAAGTCTCCCGACTGCACCGAAACCTTCTCGGCCACCCTTAAGCTAGTGATTGCCGTTTTCATCTTCCTCCGAAATGTTTGAAACTTCCGGGGTTCCCCTCAAAAGAAGCGTCTCAAAGAATTCGACCACGTCTATGCGATTAGTCGTATCAACTCCCGCCGTGCGACAGAACTCGATCGCTTCGTACTCAAAGGGGAAGAACGGGTTGGACAAGCCGAAAGATTTAAGTCTCTGCAGGAAACAGTCTCGGATCGCGCCATAAAGGGGCGGGAAATCGGACTCGTTAAGTTTGACGGTGCGTTCAACTTTCGACGGTGCGTTATACGTGATTTTCATACTACTCAGTGGGGGGTACTGAATGGGAATTACGTTCAATAACTTGTTCCAGGAAAACAAGTGCTTGTTCGTCAGTGTCGAAGAAGTGGCCTGCTGCATTCGATCCGAGAAGCACCTCTCCCGCTTCGTCAGGTGTGAGAGCAAAAGCACCAATCCCCCCCATAACCTGCGCGAAGCCCGCCAGACAGTGGACGGTCCCGCACGTGTGAAAACCGGCTTCGTTCGAAGGTTCCTCGTAGAAGCACCAGTCTTCGTAAGTTGTTGGGGAAATGTCAAACCAGAGCTTGTGCCACCTCTCCATGTGGAGGTTTTTCCGGTCGCGCTCAACAATCCATAGTGCGACATGGAGGAGATTGGCTTCCTGTTGTTCGGGTGTCAACCCTCCCAAGTCTTCTACGTTTCTGTACGTGCACTCCTCTAAGGCGTCAAGGGCGAGTAGGAAATTCGCCGGGATATGCGGGAGCGGAGGGAGCCCTTGTGATGTGCACATCCGGTGAGCAACCCGAGTGGCTTCAGCTGGCGTCAGTGCTTCGGTGCAAGTTGCTGAGGTCATTGTTTCGTTCGAAAATACAGTAGTTTGTTTGGAAAAAGGGGAACGGTGAGGGGTTTCCCTCGCTAAGCAACTTTAGGGGAACGGCTTACGCGTTACAAAATAAGTTGAGACCCCCTGGTCGTTGCAAATGTGGAGGCTTAGGGGCCTCTCGGTTATGTACGGGTCTGCACGAACTGAGTTACTCACCAGCTTGCACTTTTCGGCTAAGACCTTCGCTTCTTCTCTCTCAGTCTTGGAGGTATTCTCATCGGCTCTACGGATGGCCACGTCAATTGCCGCCACCACTAGAATTACTAGTCCGAGTGCCGCAGTAATGGACATAAGGCCTACGACAGCGTTAAAGCAAAGGTTTGCGGGTCTCATACTTCGTGAAATCTCACTTCTGTTAACTTTGGGGGCTGAAGATGATCGCGCAAAGCCTTTAGCGCTTCTTGTTTTGTATTAAAATAAATCGTTGTCCTTTTACCTATTTCGTCTTCATCATCTACACTTCCATAGTGGATAAAAGTGTCCCACCATAACCACAGGAACCTGTGTTCGCAGTAGAACCGGCTAATCCTTTCACCGTTTTCGGTACGGATTTCTTCTCGAATGCGGTACTTCATTGAGGGTTGAGGTTTAGGGTTAGCTGACTAACTTTAGCATGTGCACGGCAGGGGGGCAAGGCGGGAGACCGCCCCCACCCCTGGGCCCGACACTCGCTAGTTAGACAGTAGCCATTTCAAGGGCTACTTCCATGGCCCGCTGGTTGATGGTTGCGCCTTGACCGAAGTTTGCGTAACCGAAGCGTCCGGTCTCGCTCTTTCGACTACGATTGGAACTAAAGTCCGTAACCGCATTCATGGCATCGTAAAAGGTACGCCCTTCGTTTCCCGCCCCATTGTAAAACAGGTCGTTGAGAACGTTGACATTGCGCATTTTGTCCGCTTCTTTCTTGTAAGTTGCCTCAAGGAAGGCACGGAATTGGGTTGAAGTGCAAGTTGCACTTGCGATGGTTTCAACGCTCTCGGAGTACTTCTTCATCGCCCCGTTAACGTAGTCAAGAACTGCGGTGCTCGCCAAAACCCGCTCGTTCACTCCGGAAGAGTGGCGGAATTTTTCTCCGATGTTAGAGTAAGCCATCGAAAAAGTGTTGCCGCAAATTACGCGAGTGGCAACCGGACCGATGGCCACGGAGGCGTTTCCCGTGTGCCCATTCAGAAGAGTAATGTAGGCGTTGTAGTCCTCGCCAACTACACGAAACTCCTGGTTGATTTTCGCCTGGGCAAACACCTTGGCCCCGTGAGCCAAGTATCCCATGTTTTCCACTACCAGAAGCCCCTCTTCAACCATAGGGTTGATCATCTGGAGAAGCTGGGCATTTTGCACCACCTCGTACCCGGTGGAAACATATCCGAGGCGTTCGTCGGTGTCGTCCCGGTGTATCGCTTTGCGGTCTGGATCCGCAACCCAGACTCCCTGGGAGTTAAGCGATGCCGTGGGCCTTGGGGAGACGGACCAGTTAAGGTCGTTGGTGATGGCGAAAGCGGGCATGGTTTGTGAGGGGTTGCTTGGACTGAAATAACTATACCGCTTTCCTGTCGGAAAGGAAAGGGGGGTAAACCGCCCGAGGAAAACGGTTTACCGCTCTTGGATCGAGCTAGTGAATCGACTCTCTAGCTCAGCGGCAATACCAAGGAGGGACTCACGGACAGAGTCGTTCCTTGCTTCTAGACCATTGTCCCACTCTGTATTCCCAGTGAAAGAAGCGTAATCCTCGGGAACAACCTGGTCAGCGGCAGCGCGAAGAGCGGCTGCTACAATCAGATCAACTTCGGTTCTAGCCCTGCTCCAATACGCATTGATGGCTTGAGCACGAATTGCTTGTGCTTCGGGAGAGAGATTTGTGGGCTGCTCCATTGGACTTGCTCGGCTACCCTATAATCATACCGCCTTTCTTTCAGACAGGCAAGGGGGTAAACCGCCCTTCCTCTGGAGCTAAGACCCGAACCTCAGTCTCTTTCCCGCAATTGAGAGCACCGTTGACTACATTTCACCGGTCTGAGCGGGTAGCTCATTTTGGCCCTGAACGCATTTCTTTGTACTTCTTCTGCGTTCCTGCCTGTTACTACCACTTGAGTCTTGCACAATGCCTCGTTGCCAGATAAAGCGGTGCAAAGCGCCAAGATCGCAATTGAAACTCTGTTCATTGTTCGTGTGAAAATGGAACCGGCGGGACTCGAACCTGAAACCGAACCTTAGACACTCGAAGTACCTTAACTTGCGGGCTTTTCCGGCGAAGAGCCAAGTTCCTGGGATGCGGCTAGATAGTCTTCGATGGCTGCATGAAAGTTGGATTCAAATTCAGCTATCGTTTCGCCGTGAAACGAGATAATGTCGTCGATGTCTAGGACACGACCAACAATAATCTTGTCTTCAGTATCGAAGACCATACTGGCTGTGTAGTCTTTGTAGGCCATGGAATTGATCATGGCTTTCCGCACCCATGTAGAAGAATACGGTTCAGTAAGCATGTACAAACCTTCCTCAAACTTCCCCGTAGAGAGAATGATTTGGAGGGCTGTTTGAGTTTGTTCGTGAAGTTGCCTGTACTCCTCTTCCTGTGACTCGGTCAATTCTTCTAGGTCTTCTCCAGTCAGAATTTCGTGTATGTCTCCGATAACCCAACTGTTGCCATACGGTCTTTTCGGGTCTATTTCCGGAGCACCGAATTCACAGTTGCTCCACCCAACGTGCATTCTTCTCAGCAGTTTCAGGTGGTTTTGAGTTAGGAGAAATGAGGTCTTGCTGTTAGTCATAGCAAAAATGGGAATGGGACCGGCAGGACTCGAACCTGCAACCGCGCCTTTAAAAGAGGTAATTTAATTGCTGATGTATCTTTGTCAAGATAACTTTTCGTGCTCTACCAGTTGAGCTACGGTCCCGTATTTGCTCCGAAAACTACCTGGAGCGATACTGAAAGTTTTTCTTAGCCCTTGAGCTACTCTCCAATGTTAATGGGTTCAAAGGTTAAGTTAAACCACTCTCCGTCAGAGTTACAGAACAAGAGCTTAGAGTCGCTGTCGTCAGGGTAATGCCAGACCAGCATGTTCTTTAACGATTTGTTTTGGGAGTTTGTGGGTGCAGTTTTACTCCGTGGAAGCCGGTACAATCCACCGCCCTGCATGTTTGTCATTCCTAGTCGTATGCCCTTGTCACCGTCAAAACCTGCTTCAGTGGGTGTCATATCTTTTTGTTCTATCTAAGTTTGCTTGGCAAATTACTTGGATCGAGAATAAAGGTCTTTTACTATCATTATGGGGATAAAGTTTGGGTTTAGCTAGATAGTTGTTTTTCCCAAGAGAGTTAGGGTAAATCGCTGAACTATCTATGTTTGCCGAAGGCAAAGTCGAAGAGGCAAGATTCGAACTTGCGTATGGCGGTTCCTTTTGCGTATTGGGTAGTTGCTGAATTACCTAAGCTAGGTAATCTTTTTGCATTACCGCTGCCTAACCACTTGGCTACTCTTCGGTTTTTTCGCACCGCTTTGCTGGGTGGAGGTTAAGGGGGCGAGGAGTGGAACCTTGAGCTCCACATCCGTATCATAGGTTGGAAGTGCTAGGGGTAAACGGACTCAAGCAGAGATCCCGCACGGCACCTATCGCGGAGAATCACCCATGTACTCTCGAAAGGCGTTCATAAAGTACCTTACGTCCTCCTCGTAAGATGTGTCAGGGTCGTACCACGAGAAGGGGACTTTTTGCGATATCTTCTTGGAGAAAATAAGGTCATACTTGGCTTCATCGGAGAGCTTAGACTCGTAGATTGAGTTTGCCTCTCTGTACACTTTGCTTAACTCCTCAAAGCCACCTACTCCCTCAGCCCCCTCTACCTCTTCGCTCGACTCCATGGAACCTTCATACCACTCTTCGAGGGACTCCACAATTTCTCCAAGCCTTGCGGCGTAGGTGTGTTGGTCGTCCCTCAGTAAACTGTCACGAAAGGAGCGCAATTGACTCAGGGGTTTGTTAAACTTCCACATTGCTTTAGGGCTAACTGAGAAAGGAGGTATCCCCGAGAAGATGCTGTATACTGGGGTGTTTTCCATACGTGAACTATAGCGGTTTTGCTGAGCGAAGGAAAGGGTGAAAACCGAACCGCTAGGGGCGGTTAACCGCCCTGGCTCAAATTTGTTACTCGTCGAGTCCCCTTGTACAACTCGATAACTTCACCATCTTCCGACACTCTTACGTCGTAATGGCGGTACTCGGTTGGTATTTCGTGTCCAACTAAGGGTGTGAAGTCTCTTAGAAAGTTCTCCCAAGAAATAACATTGTCTAGGCCACGACTTCGTAAGTTTTCTACAAGACTGTCGTACTCCTCCCGCAAAGAAGAGGAAAAGGGAGCCCACTCGCTATGCGATTCACTTGGTTGACCTTGCATACAAATTCGACAGTAGCAGAAGCAGAATGAGTGACAAAATGGACACAGAGCCTAAGATTACGATTGGGCTAAACACTGAGAGCCATGGCCAGGTTATTTGCCCCGTTAATTTCAACCCGAGGAGGAGACCCTGGGCTGTCATTAACGAAACTGCGAGATTCTCAAACATTAGTTATTTCTCATGCGAAAGTAGTTGAAGAATCATCCAAAGGGCTCCCGACCCAAGTAGAAAAATTGGCACAAGGGTCGGTGAAAGCACTGTGAGCCAGGGCCAGGAAACCTGACCCGCTACCTTCAAAGTTATGAAAACGGTTTGCAGAACGATGCAGAGGGCACCCGGCAATTTGATCCAGATCATGCTCCTTCAGCAAATACGGCACCGACAGCGTCGTACCTTTCAGTGTAAACAGCGTCACGCATAACCCCTACAGGCGTAATTACCCCGCCAGTAAGCACAGCTTTCAGGATTGAAGGGCTGCATCCGGAGACCAGGCAAGTCCCCGTATCATGCATTTTCATAGGTACGTTGCCGCTAGAGCTAACATTCCAGAAGACAAGTTCCGGCAAGGAATACCCTGCTTGAGCATACTTGATTCGCACCGCCTCAAAGTTTGTCACTGAGTTGTTTCTGCAGCAGGAATCAAACTGCATGTCTGAGACAATGATGAGCTTGCGCGGCATTTCCCCCTCAGGAATATGGTTCCTCGTTGCGGTAGCCAACACAAGATTGAAGACTGCTTGCAGGTCTGTATTCGCACCCCAGTCGGCCCGACTAAGGTTACTAACACGCTCAGCAACGTTTCTCCCTGTAACCGACTGCAACTGCGGACTTCCGGAGAAGGTTAGGAACTTATCCTTCCATGCCCCGGTGTTACGCTCAGCGATGTACATCGCCAGCGAGATTGAAACCGCCATGGGCATGCCGCCGTTGTTTCCCATTGATCCTGAGACGTCGGCAATTACCAGGCCGTTCAGCTGCTCTCCTTCCATGTAGTTGGGTAGAGCTTCCCACATTAAGTTTAAGGTTTGATCACTCCTATCGCCCCCGTAAAGGTACTTGTGCACGATCTCGTAAGGGTAGATCGTACCGGCATTGATTTTTGCCTCACCTTTTTCTACCGAGTCAAGGTAGGATTGGTAGCGGTTGCCGTCGCGCTTGACGAAAGCTTTACGGTACATAAAGCCGGCCCGAGAAGGCAACTTGCTATAGTCAATGCTTTCCCACTCACGAGCACACATTGGCTGCTCAACAATTTTGACTTGGGTCCTGAGGGCAGTCAGTGCCTTGCGGTACTGTCTCTCGGTCCAACCCATTGCTTCGGCAATTTTTCGGCCAATCCTCTTAGAGTCCTGGCTGGAAGCGTTAATGGAAGGCAGCCACTTTGCCAGAAGTGACACTGACTTTCCAACTTCCGTATTTAGGTCGGCGTTCAGTTGTGCCTTAATTGCTTCGAGTGCGATGCCCCAAACTAAGGTACCGTCGAGGGCTACCACATCATCCCAGCGACCGTACTGTGGAATCAGGCTAACTAGCCTGGCACCAATTGCAGCGTCATTGAGGACGAGTTCCTTAAAAACTTCTCGAAAGATCTTTCGCTCTCCCTGGCCCCCACGAATGTCGCGTGCCCAAAACAGGATTCGAGTTGCGGTCTCAGGGTTTTCGGCATAAGCAAGATTGAATAGGCGAGTTGCTTCGCTGATGTTGTCACGGCAAGCTGCAATCTTTCCAAAGAGGTCCAGGCACTTAGACTCGGTGGACTTGTATGCCTTTGCACCGTTAGCGGTGATGGTTTGGTTAAACTCGTTTTCGAGTGCGTTTAAAAAGGATGGCGTTGTCATTTTCTCAAGTTGATTGTTTGTTTGGATACAAATTAAAGCTGTATCAACTTTGCGCTATGGGTAAGGACTCGATGGTCAAATGGTGGAGGAAATCCTCAAAGGTTGCTGAGCCATCGACACCCAAGCATAGTTAAAACCTAACGCAGTAAATCCTGGGAACTACCAGGAGGCCCGGTACACGAATCTCCAACTGTAGTCCCCTTCAGGAATCGCAGGGTGGTTGAGGACTTTCTCCAGGACTTTGACTGTGTGTTCAAGGTCGGCGTAGTAATTCTCACCGTAGTCTGTCGAGCCGAAGAAGAATCCCCCTTCGGTGGGTAGGATCTCCGCAGGGTTTACTGTGTTTGTTTCCGCAGGGGTGTCCCTACTTTCGAGGAGTTTTTTGCACCGAGAGAGAAGTTCTACCAAGTCGTCTCGGCCAACATCAATGTCTTCGCAGTTGTCTTCTCCCTCAGATAGATCCACAAAAAACTTGTGAATGTGGTTGGCTTTACGCCAGTAAGCAACTTCGACTCGCGTGTAAAGACTGTTGCGCCCAACGGCTGCAAAGTCGGTCAGACCCAAAGCTGTTACAATCTTGTTATACGTTTCTTTTTCTTCGTCGGACGAATGGTCGTAGTTGCCAAGGTATTTCTCAGCGTAAAGGTAGGAGTCAAGTCCCATGGTTTTGCGGGGTTGGTTGATCAGGAGTTTGGGTCGGACGGCGGTGCAATCAGCGCAGGTTGTCCGTACCTGCGATCTCTTCTTGAAGACGTTCTACGGCTTCACGAACCATACCTTCCCAGAAGGAAGGGTCAAAGGCAAGGTCAATGCCCCTATCTACCCATTCCTCAATTTTCGTTTCGTGAATGGCGTCGCGCCCGGACTTTGTGAATCGGCCAAGGGACTCGTTCCAAATTTGGCCAAAGTTGTCGAAGTTCATTGTTTTGTCAAGAAGTAGAGTTGCGGTTGTTGGTCTTCCTCGTACCGTGAGTAGCCAATAAAGTCACCCTTATTGCCGTCTACCCACGGCGAAATCCATTCAAAGAACTCCTGAATTTCTCCCCGGTAGTTCTTAATGTCGCCTTTTCCTAGGAGTGCCCACTGCTTTGAGATCGTGTCTTGTTCTAGGAACTTGCAGTGTGTTCGTGGAGTGTAATAGCTGCCGTCACTGAAAAGCTGACCCCAGCGGTCTGGAAGGTCCTTCAGGGCATCTCTTTCCGCCTCCTTGTCAAGCTTTCCGCACATTGCCTTGAGAACGGTAATGACGTCGTCAGGTGTCGATGCTTTGAGGTCAACGTTGACGTAAATCTCTGTGTACATTCCCATGTTTTCTTTGCGGTTTCCTGTGGGCTATGGCGCCAATGCGCGGGTCAATGTAAGGTAATACTAGCGTGTTTGCTACGGGGAAGCAAGGGGCGGTTTCCCGTCCTTACCCCCGGACCACACTCACTTCGAGTTAAAAACACCCTCGGATAGGGAGAGCACGTTGGCACCGTTAATCAGAATCTTTTGAATACTGCCGTTTTTCATGGCTTCACGGAGAACCTCAAGACGTTGGTACTCAAGAGACTGCGAAGTCACTGTGGACGCCAGTGCCTTGTTTTCCTCGGCCTTAAGTTGAGCCGTTTCAGTCTTAACTTGCTGCTCTTTTAAACCAGATTGGGCGGCAACTACACGATTCACCGACGCCACCAATTCGTCTGGTAAGTCAGCTTTGCCTACGATGATGGAGTCGACGGTTATTTTACCGTCAAGGCCGTTCTTTCGAAGAGCTTCGGACAGGTTGGTTTTGATTGTGTCTTGAATCTGTTCCAGGCTGCTGTTTACAGCTAGTGCGGGGAACTCATCGACAGACTGATTTACGGCGGATGTAATCAACCTGGAAATGTAGCTGGACATTAATTGAAGCTGACCATTTTCGGCAATCCCGTGATTAGTCAGATCGTAGTTGGTGAAGAACTCGTAAAGGGAGTTAGGGTTGATGCTGTATGTTACAGTAACATCCATCTCTTTCATGATGGTGTTGTCCTTGGTCTTCGGGCGAAGGTCGTTTGCAGTTACCGTGATCTTTCGGGTGTTGAACACCTTAATGGATCCGAACCCGTCGTACTTAATGCCTGGTGTCAGAACCTCGTTTTTCACTTGGCCGTCGAAACCGACATAGAGCCCGTTTTCACCGGTGTTGATCGTAGTGAACTGACCAGCGGTGAGGGCGAGAAGGAGAGCACCGGCACCAACGCCGATACCAATTTTTGCGAGTGACATAATAGAAGTTTGAGAGTGGGTGTTGTGGTTAAAAGATGAGTCTAGGGCTCATCATTTTCTTCTTCTTCTTGAATTGAACTAACGGCGTCATCGTACCAACACCAGTTATCAACCCCAAATTGATGAAGAGCGTTGAGTTCAAGTTGCCCTTCAACTAATCTTTCGTATTCGGTTTTTGAAATCGTGACGGTTTCCATAATTAAAAGAGCGAGTGTTAATCCGGAGAAATGCCGGCGTAAATAAACGCAACTGCGACACCAAGGAGGAGTGCTAGCGGTACAATTTTAAGGAAGAACACCACTGGAAGTCCCCTCAAAAGAAGAATGAGCAGAAGTAGGGACATGCCAGCAGCGACACCAAGAACTCGTATTAGCATGTGGGGTTACAGGGTAGGCAACTAAGCAATTTTCCAGTCTTCAGCGTCACGAAACTCAAGGGACTCAGACCCGTCGTATTCCGTAACCTTAAACATAACCCCTTCAGGTACCCAGTAAATTGAAAGTTGTCTCGCGCCGCCGCCATAAAAGTGGGAGTCAGGATAAACGGACTCAACGTACTCTGGAATGGAGTCTCGGCGGTCGTCTTCAACCATGTGCACCAGGGTGGGGTCGAACAACAGAAAGTTTTCGAGACCGTCGGTACCCTCACCATCACTGGAGTTCCATGTGCTCCAACCAGCGCCAAAGCCTGGGCTATATAAAACGGCGACTTTGCCGCCTCGAACTACTCTGTCAGCTTTCATTCCGGTTAAAGTGTGTTACAAGGAAGGGTTCTTGGTTTTCGTATGCCTGAGCGAGAGCTTCGCCCTCAGCTTGGAGTAACCTTACGAGGTCAAACTGTCCGCGATCAAGGAGGAGATGACATTGCACGGAAAGGTCCCATAGTCGAGTCTGAATCGCATCGCCAAGGGAAAACGCCTTACCATGTAAGGCAGTGTCGTAGGGGTTGGGGTTCATAAGTTAAGGGTTGGGAGACTAAGCAAACTGAACAAGGGTCTGTTCTTCCAGGTTCCACACACAGAGGCGAGCGTGCGCCGGGTCAAAACTTTTCTGAGTGCTGCCACCCATCTGACCGTCGAGAACCAGGCTCTTCTCGCTCGTGTGAACGTGGTGGTAGTGCCCTGCGACACGAACCCAGGTCCGATCGCATTCCTCTTCCCACCAAAAGACACGAGTCTCATCTTGAGGGTACACCGCACCGGGACGGCGAGGACCAAATAGCATGTAGTCCTTGGCTTTTCTCGTAACCTCATTCACACGGTATACTCCTGTGTAAGACGGCGGAACAAGAACCCACTTCGGAAACATCGCGTGAGCACAACGGTACTCTGTCCCTCTGGAATCTCGCAAGGCAACCCCGTAGGGAAAAGTTTCCAGCCAGGCAGAGACTTCCTCAATAGGGATACCTGCGTCTGAGAAGTCTTGCACAGTACGCTCAAAGCCCTCTTTAAGAACCACGTTGTTCCCGCGAGCGTAACGCTCCAGCTTGTTTTGGTGGTTGCTTCGAAGCACAATCGCCCCTTCTTCCACGGCTTGCCGAACGGCTTTGTACACACCCACACTGTCGCTTGTTTCCATGCGAGAGTCAAAAAGGTCGCCGAGGAAAATTGGTGTGCAATTTGCTCCTCGGCAATAATCGAGTGCTTTGAGCAGGGGCTTTCTCTGAGAGTGTAGGTCGCCGATGAAGGCAAAATTGGAAGTAACGTTATTCATGATATAACTATAGCGTTTTTCCGTCTGAAAGGCAAGGGCGGGAAACCGCCCTTAGCCACGTAGAAATCCTTTGTGTTGTGCAGGCTCGCGACGGGTGGGCCTTTTTCTGGCGACAGCAGGTGCTGAGACAACCGGGGATGGCGCAGGAGACTCTGCAAGAGCAAGGGGTTGGACCGGTGACGGTGGCTCCTCCAGGGCATTAAGCAGTGCCTTCAGGGCAACGACAAGGTGGGGTCTTAGAGCCTTAGCAGCCTTGCCCGCAAGGCCAAAAAGGAGAACGGACCACGCAATCGTAGTCAGTGCCGCGTCCACGGCTCTGTTACCAACAACCACGTAGTTGACTCTGCGCAAGGGTTCAAGAAAGGTTTTCATTTTCTTTGAGAAAGGTTTCTAGGAGTTCGTTGTAGAGGGTGAACTCCCTAAAGCTAGTATAGCCCATTTACCCCGAAAAGCAAAGGGTGGAAACCGCCCCCAACTGTCATCTTGTGCTGTTCGGCTGGAAATACGATCTTAAATTCGCCTTGGACAGCGCCATGTCTATAGTTGCTTTCTCTCCGGTCTGAGACTCGGCAGTGGACGACCCTTGAAGTCGTAGGCCAAAGAGGCGACGAGCAGCACACGAGGCGATGTTTAACCACTGCAGAGAGGTCATCGCACGTACCGTACGAGAGTGACTTCCGCAATATCGTGGCACGATCCGGAAAAACTTTCGAGCATATTCACTATCTTTTCTTCGTCTCCGCCAGCGAGACCGCACCCAATGTATGGGAATCCTACCGCAAACTTCCCGTCCAGTGGCGCAGCCATGGCGCCGCTCCTTAAAAAAGTTTGAAAACTTTTGAGAAAGTCTCGGAAAAAGTCATACTCGAAAATGTCTTTGCCCCTTCCGTACGAGTACTGAGTATATGCGTTGACAATGTAGAAAGTATGGTTACCGCTCCCTTGAACCTGTGCCATGGTAAAACGACCGAGTTTGCCCCGGTCCCCTGCCCGAGTGGAAAGGTCAACGTTCGCTGCTTCAGGGTGCTCACGGCTTATTTGCCCCGCGATGCCTGAAGCCATCTTATTAAAACAATTGGCGCCGTGGACAATTATGTCAAACTGACCCTTGCGAGCCAGCACTAACAGGTCTCCGTTGGCCCTATAAAGTGTACTCATACGGTTAATTGGGTTTCAGAAGCAAACCTATAAGGTTGCAAAGTGCTAATACGGTGGTCAAAAAATTAAAGGAAGCCCACCCTAGTTTATTTTCCCTGTAACGTACGAGACCCAAAAATATGGACACCCACATTATAAACATCCAGATGAGCGCGGAGAGTAGTGGAGACATTTTGACGAGTGATGAGTTAGCCAGAGTTTTGTGTTAATGCGGATACTTAGGTGAACTACCAAAGTCGTCATCGTCGTACTCGATGAAAAGGTTGAGTTCCCAGTAGTCGAACTCGTCCTGGATTTTCTCTTTGGCCTTTTCGTACTCGGATTTGGTCATGCAGCCAGGGTTTTGGTAAAGAACCTTAAGTTCTTCGAGTGCACTCTGGAGATTGCGAATGTACTCGAACTGGTAAGTTCGTCGTTTGTATTGGGCCAGGGTTTCTTGAATCCCGTCAGGATACGTGAAAGTTTCAGTGAGAGGGTCGAACAAGATTCGGTCTTCTGGATTTATCATTTGGGGTGGTTGTGTATATGGGGAGTTGAAATGGCACGGTTGAGGGCACTAGGAAACTTTCGAGTGGTCGACGGGATAAGAAATCCAAATGTAGTTATCAGACCCGTCCCTATATCCTCGGGAGCCATCGCTTGCGGTGTCAAACTGAACCCACGGTTTACCGGACTCCCTGCAGAAGCCCCCGTTCCAGTCTCGTCGATCGCAGGTGTAGCCTATGGCACCGATGGCTACACTGAACAGGGCTATGGCAAGTAGTTCCATTTTTGAGATTTGCGGTTTGGACCGGAGAGTGTAACCGTAGGGCGTACTGAGCCGTATGTGAATAACGTACAGCTACAACTAAGGTTAGGTCAGGAGAGTTTGGAATAGTGGCTTTATTGTCGTGTGTAGTCGCCGAACGAGTCGTAATTTGCGGTTGCGTTTCGGAATCGCTCCAGGTCCTCAACCCTCTCGTCCAAGTCCGAGATGCCGTAGGAAAGTTGCTCAAATATGGAAATCCGACCGGCAACAAACCCCTTCAGGAATATTTCAAAGACGGGACCTAAGCGGATGTCGTCTTCGGGTGTTTGACACCAGATGGTGCGAAAGGCTTCAATCGCTTCGGGAGTAGTGCCCTGAGGGTACTCATACGAGGTTGGGGCGGACATTTAGGTTTAGTGCGGGGTGAACTGACTCATTTATTATAGCGTTTTGCCCCCGGAGAAACAAGGGCGGGAAACCGCCCTTAAGGGGCAATTCACCCTCACCCTTTCTTCCCTTTCCACAGCAACCACTCGTTGCTAATGGCCTTGAAGGAGAACGCGGAGTCGTACGATTTGAACACCACACCTTCACGCTTGACTTTTGGGTTCATAGACGGACCATCTGCATAAGCAAGTAGCTCGTCAAGGTTGGCGAATCGTCCGGCAACGTAAGTTCGAAGGTCAATAATGGGAGTGTGTTCCAACTTGGCCCCAAGCTCAGTCAAAACCTCGTCAAGGAAAACAAGTCGCTGCCCCGGCTTCATGTAGGTCTGAGTGTCGATGTCGAAGACGTCAAAAAGAAAAAGCCGTTGTCCTTTGATTCCTTCTTGGTTTCCTTGAATTCCTTCACCGCACAGCTCCATCTGAAGAGCAATGTTGCGACCGGTTTCCTTATTATAGGACAGCAAGGCGTCGATTACACCTTGTTCTCGAGCAGCCTTCCAGAAGCTGTTTCCTTCTGTTTCCTTAAGGTCTAGGTTGCGGCTACACACGCCACTGTCCCCGTCTCGGGCATAAATGGTGCAGGAAGACCCGTCCAGCTTCAAGGATACTTCGTAGGTTTCCTCCTTGTGCTCCTCGAAGATTTTTCTCACGATATTTTGACATCTCTCTTGGTCACTCTTAACCAAAAAACTCGGGAAGTTTCCACGCACTTGTCCGGCAAGGCAAGCGGGGACCGTGGCCTCCCATTTCTGAATGCCAAACTCTAGAGTGAAATCTTCGCCTTCTTCCCACACACACTCATCAACTCGGAGAGATCCCCTCCCCCCATAAGGTTCAGCTAGCGAAACAACGTAGAAGCTTGGAGAGATGTCCGAGAAGCGAAGTAGGAGACCCTGAGAGACTTGGCCACGGAGCCGGACGGTTTTCAACCTTTCCCCCTTCACTCCATTGTACTCCCTTGGTTCCTTCCCCTTTGACAAGAACGGGGCAAGCCCGTGGGGGATCCACGAGTCAATCTCGAAGTAGATTGCAAGATCGCCAGCTTGGAACTCCCCCTTCTTCACGACAACGGGCCAGCCACCTCCCACGATGGCGCACTCAATTGCGTCGGCGTCCGGGATTGGGCGAATCTCCGTTACTTGTCGGACGGAGGCGAGTTTGCGTTCGATGTTTGCCATTTTTCCTTAGGGTGTTTGTTTTTAGTTGTTAAGTGGGTGAGTTCTCTGGAGCTCTTCGGCTGCCTCTCTGGCGAATAGCTCCACAGCCCTTCTTATGACGTCGGCTTTACTTATACCGTCAGTCTTTGCAAGAAGGGTCACCACGTCATAAAAGTTTTGCGATACACGCAGCTCAATGGTATGTTGAGCTCCCCCCCTCGGTAGGACCCTCAGTTGGTGCAGCGCCAGTAGAATCCCACTGGGTCACCGCCTTCGGCTTCACCGCCCAATCCGCCGGATCGCACTCGGTAGCAGCCGCAAAGTCAATTTCCATGACGGAGTTCCCACGGTTGATGCGGGGCACCCCATAACGTACCTCAGACCCCCTGGGGACAGGGAGATAGTTGTCGTGAACCCATTCCCATAACTCGGGAAGGTCGATCTCGATTGTTCCTTCGGATGTGAATGCCATTTTGTCTGAGGGATGGATTGCGGGTTTTGTCCCGTATAAACATACTATAGCGTTTTCCGTCTGGAAAACAAACGGGGAAACCGCCCCAGGATAACCGGGAAACCGCCCTAAGGAAGTACAAAAGGCGAGTCGGAATCGTCTGTGAAAGCAGTGAGATAGGTCTCTGTGGCCGAGTTGCCAAGGTTAAGGATAGGAATGTTGTGAAACCTAGCGATGCGAATCCCCTGCGAAGTTCCACCGACATCCTTACCGTTTTTGTCCAGCAAATTACCACGTCTGTTGGGCTCTTGCAGTCTCTCCCTAGGACTTGCATCGCGTTCCTAGCCATTAACTTTCGCCCCTTACCGTAGAGCCGAGAGGGTGCGGGGTGGAACCGCTCCACGCTTTCTTGAGCTAGCTCTCGTCCTGGACACAAAAGGTAGTCAAAGTAGGATACGCCATCGTGGTGCCTTCCATTAAAGCCGTTGTACGGGAGAAATATCTCTTTTCTCGTAGAGTGTTCCTCAAAAGCTGAGTCAGCCCCGTCTGCACCACCCGAGCGCAGTGTGAATCCTAGACGGTCCATCCTTGCCGAAATTCGGCCCATAAGTGCCAGAATCGGACCAGGTGTCTCTCGCCCCCCAATTCCTGTGTACACTTTCATTGCCCCTTTAGCCTCAATCATTGTTTCTCATTCAGTTTTTTAGATCAATTTTCATAATGTCGTACTCGTGTTCATCAATAATATCCCACCGACCTGTGCCGGTCCAAGTAAGAGCTGGAGCTGAGTCTATGGAGTAGGGGTACAACCCGGTCATCCAGCCCCATGGCAGCAACTCAATCGAAGAAGGTATAATAACTCCGGCTTGTGTAGGACCGTTGCGTAGCAGAATGATAACTTCTTTGCCGAGAAACTCTGCAAGATTAAGAATTGGTGACTCAAGAGTCATGGCAAATACTTCATCACAATGAGTCCTTCCGGTGTAAACCGGACCCGCTTGTTTTCTTGATCCAACTCAGTTAGTTCTGGATGGCTTTGCTCCACCACTAGATTCCAAAGGAGGCTAGACACTGAGCGCCATCCGTCCCCTGAGTCCGTGCTGCGTTCAATAAGCCTTAACATGTTACTTTGCGCATCTGTTATCGGTGGCTTAGGGTTGATCACGGCTTTGCTTCGGTTCAGGGGGTAGCGGAAATTCAAAAAACTTTGCTAAGATTCATTGGTTCGTTGGTAGATCTACGCACGGGGCACCATTCCGTAGTCAGGCTCCAGAAAACTTTCCAAGTTGCTGTCGGGATGCACCTTCTCAGCCACAAGTAAAATAGCCCGGTGGCAGTCTTGCCTGGATCGCCGAGATCCAAGTTCGTAGGCGGAAAGTGCATAGGAGTGGGCCAACTTCAGAAAAGAATCTCGCAAACCTGCGGGCATCTTCTCAACCTTGCTTCGGGTTTCTTCGGGAAGCCCCAGCCAAAGTGCTTCGAGATCGGCTTCTGCTTGAGGGTGGAAGGCCATGGTTGCGTGCGTGGACTGAAGTAACTATACCGCTTTCTCTTCGAGAAAGAAAGGGGGTAAACCGCCCCAAAGAAAGGGATCGGTGGGTGTGCCTCAGCACGGACTATGCGGGGCAGAGCAGTAGGCAGCAAGATACGCTTCGATCTGCTCACTGTTCCATCTGGGGTCCGGAAACTTTGGCCAGCCGTAGGCGCAGTGTGTAGCGCCATGCTCAGCGCAATCTCGAAGTGTTTTAGTGTTAGGTGGAATAACGTAGTACTTTTCCCAACAAAGCAGCATTGAGCGTGCTTCTGCTTGAGGGTCGAAGGTCATGGTTGCGTGCGTGGACTGAAGTAACTATATCGCTTTCCTGCCGGGAAGGCAAGGGGGTGAACCGCCTTAGTCCAACAACTCCTCACGAACCGAGGTCTGCAGCTTACTGATTGCGGCGAGTGCGGCAGTGTGATTGTCGCGAGAGGCTTTCATGGGTGTGGCTTTCTGTACCAAGACCCAAATGGTGTCTAGATCGGATAGAACCTCTGCAGCGTTTTTCAGTGCGGGTTTCGTCCTATACTTCGCAATGTATAGTTTGATAGTATTCGTCACCCTCTTGTAAAGAGACAACTTTTCTGCTTTGCACTGGTCGAGAGTACCAATGAAAGGGGGAGACTTGGAAAAGTCCATGTCGTCAAACCCGGCGTACTTCCCGTCGATCTTTGCAAATCGAATACCGCTGTGGGACGGGATATTGTAGTCTAAGCCATGAGCTTCGCAACAAGCTTTGAAGTCTCGGAGAGAAATCGCATTGCGGTCTAAGGTGTATAGGTGTGCCTTGGTTGCGCATTGCGGAGAGTTCCACATAGACTGAATGTCTGGGTCGCCGGAGTCGGTCCGAACTTCCGTCAATTCAACTGTGACAGGCTCCTTTACCGTTCGTGACACGCCGTACACCGGCTTCCACCTTTGGATAAAACGCTTATAGGTAAATTCGTCGTCGAGATTCTCAAAGATGTAGCAGCTTGAGTACCCCTCTTCCGGAAAACCTTTGGAGCTAAGGTATTCTTTCTCCCTCCTAAAAGATTCAACTGGCATCGTGTCGCCATTCTCTCCCGTGTAATGCGTAATTGTGGCGGGAATTACGTTAACATTGAGGATGGTCGATAGATCCGACACAACGAAAGTGTTTGTTGTTATAGGGATTCCATCTACCTCAAGGCCATTGTGACGGCTCCTCTGAACAAGGTAGCTTCCCTCGTTTACAAGATGAGTGGCTTTCAGTGTGACTGTCATTTTCAGGTTTAGGGGTGCGGTTTAAGGTAAGCTAGTTAGATATTCGGGGTTCGGGGTCCTGATAGGACAAACACCTAACAAGCTCATCGAGCTCGCCATCTGTGAGCACCTCTTCCGTTTCTTCCTTGTGTGCCGTGTCGCTCTGAAAAAGCTCGGAGTAAAGCTCAAGGTGAGTGGAAAGATCCTCGAGAACTTCGTGTAACGTTGAGAAGCCGAACCAGGGGGATTCGTAGAGTTTGTCGCTGCTGTTTAAGGCCCAGGTCCAGCGGTCCCACCAGTCGCCCTGGTCCCTCTTTAGGGACTTTGAAATTGTTAGAGTGTAACTGTTGGGGATGCTCTTTTCGAGCTGAGCGAGATTCATCTGAGTGCTTTGAACTAGTTTAGTTTACCGCTTTCCTTCCGGAAAGGCAGGGGGGAAACCGCCCTGCCCTTATGCTACGGAGAAACGACCGATAAAACCCTAATGAGAGAGTGCCCGTCGATTTCAGGTTGATAGTTCTCACCAGTCTGCGGCGGCAGAAATTGCGTCTTCGATGGGGAGGTAAACTGTGTCGAATTTAATGTGACAAACTGGGGGAATCAACCGAATAGATAAAGCACCGAAAGTAGCACCACGAGGACAAGCCCTAATGAGACTTGTATTTCAACTGGCGTAACCTCTTCGGGGGAACCCCGCTCTTTGTCCAGCTTACGAATGAGCTTCTCATTTGGGGTTAGCCTCAGCCCATCTTTCACCTCGACCCACCGAGACCCCTTCGGGTGACGGTGTTTTCGACTGAAGGGGTAGTTTCGTTGCATACTAACCGCGAGCGATCACTTCCCGAAGGAAAGCAAGACCGTCTTCAGTGGTGTCCGAGAAGTGGCTTTCGGCCTCTTCTCCTAACAGCCTGTTTCCTGCAATCCGAGGGTGGACAGTGAAGCCCAGTTCTCCACACATAACTTGTGAGAAACCTCCGATGCAGTGAACCGTACCGCAGTTACTGGTGTTTATTCCCTCCCAGTAATTGGTGTAGTCCCCATTCAGGTGGTACGCAAACATATTGAAGTTATCCAAGTCACGCTCCACAATCCAGAGTGCAACGTGCCGTAAGTTCTCTCCTTGTTGTTCAGGGGAAAGCACAATGTCCCAACTTTCTGGAATGTGCGGGAGACTAGGGATGGTTAGTGAACTTGCCTGAGTGCTCGGACGTGTTTCGGTAGAGGTAGTCATTTTGTTTAAGGTTCGTTGTTTTTAAGTGAGCAGGGTCTCACGGGTCGTAGTTTACACCCGTAGTTTAACGTGGGTGGGTTGTTGCCCTGTAGCAATCACCATTGTCATGGAGATTGAAGCCGCACAGAAAGTCGAAAACTGCATTCTTCGCCTTGCGAAAGAAGCCGGTTTTCTCAGGAAAGTTGTCTCCTGGGGCAGGGACCTCAGCCAGTGCTGCATCCACACGGCGGTCGAGATCGTCGAGTGTTGGCTCCCAATTCTCAAGTACTAGGTGGCCCGTCTGTGAATTGCACATTGACCGCAACACTGCAAGTGCAATTTGTTGCTTGCGGCACAAAGACCGCAGGTTTAGGTTTTCGGTTTCCATTCTTGTTTCAAGCACTAGCACCAGGGGAATTACGTGAAATAACTCGGCGAAGGAAGCAAAGTGCGTCGGCGTTGCTGTCAGTGAAGTGCGTGCCTGCTTCGTCCCCAAGTAGCAAGCGACCAACAAATCCAGGGTACATGAAGAAGCCCTTTTCACCACACATAACTTGTGCGAATCCCGAAATGCAATGGACCTCGCCACAGTTTTGAAGGGTTACGACTCCTGTGTAGCCTGTCTTGGCATCCGCATGCCAAGTACTCATTTCAAGATTATGTGAGTCTCTCTCAATCACCCACAGGGAAAGGAATAAAAGATTTTCCTCCCGCTGTTTCGGGAACAGAATGTCCGTCAGCAGGTTGTTTGGAATGTGTGGTAGCCGTGGAATGCCGGGGCCGGTGTTCAAGGCCAGGGCGTGACGAATAGAATCAACGGCAAGCCTGGTGAGAATCGTGTTCATAGTGAAAATGACGTGGCGGAGTTACGAGCAATCACCTCTTTAAGGAATGCAAGGCCATCTTCGTTGCTGTCCCGAAAGTGGCATGCGGCTTCTGCACCAAGCAATCGAGTCCCAGCGAGACAGGGGGTGAGCTCAAACCCCATCTGACCCGCCATCAACTGGCTGAAACCGGCGATGCAGTGGATAGTTCCACATGCGTTGAGCATGTGCAGGGAGCCCCTGCGAGCTACACCAAACAAGTGAACCCAGGCGGCGTGCCACTGATCCATATCAAAGTTGTGCAAATCGCGTTCGACCACCCACAAGGCCACATGTAGCAGGTTAGCCTCCTGCTGATCAGGAGAAAGGCCGTCGGACGGGAGCCAAGTAGCAGGAATGAAAGGTAAGGCGGGAAGGCCAGGGTTGGTGTCTAACGCGATTGCCTGGGCATGCCGGACCGCTTGTGCCGTAAGAGTCATTTTGTTTGGTAATGAGACGGGGGAATTTGTGGAGGGAGTCAAGCTCGGGTTTGGGGCCGATTGAGGACAAGAATCAATGAAACCAGACCAAGCAACGTGAAGAAGATGCTGTGAAGTGCGGAAAGGTCGTTCAGGGGAAACATGGTTGCTCAAGTGGACTGAAGTAACTATACCGTTTTCCCTTCGGAAGGGCAAGGGGGTAAACCGCCCCAGGGCAACCGGTTACCCCCTCAGAGACGCACACGAACAAGAGTGGCAGCCTCAGAGCGAGTGCGAGCTATCTCGTTGCAGTCGGCTTCACACAGACCCGTCATGATCTGCAGTTCGTGGTCTTGCACTCCATCCAAAACGGTTACGAGTGCGTGAGCGAAACGTTCGGCTTTCGCCTCTGCTTCCCCTCGCTTCTCGTTCTCGTGCAAGACACGGTTTTCAAGCGTTGTAAGCAAATCGGATGCGTTAGTGGAATCCATTGTTTTTGGGGGAACTCAACTCATTTAGTATACCGTTTCTGCCCCGCAGAAACAAGACGGAAAACAGAACGTTTAGGGCGGTTTGCCCCCTAAAACTTTGCACGACCCTAACAACTCGAAAGGTCGCTTACCCTGCGAATGGCTTTTCGAGGGCATCCTCCAATTTTTGCAGTCTTAGCTCAATGCTTTGCAACCTGTCCTCCGCTTCCCTTTCCCTTTTTATCCTCCGCTCACGGCGCTGAATCTGCTTAAGGCGAACCTCCTCCCGCAGTCTTGAATTTTCTTCCTTAAGCCGTTCTGTGTGCTCCCGAAACTGGGCGGTCTCCTCTTCAATTATCGCTGTTTCCTCACGAATTCGAGCCGTTTTCTCTCTCGTGTCTCTCGTCATTTGCTCTAGTCTCGAAATGCTATCTTCCATCACCGTGATCAGACTTGTATTAAGGGGTGGCCTTTCCTCTCCCCGTCTAGTGAAAGGTGCATCAAGCGGTGCCGTGTGCGGGGCTCCCGTGGCACTCAGAAAAACCCGGTGATGTTTAAGCCCATTCACACAGTGAATCGTTGACTCTCCCGTTTTCCACCAATGTAGTGTGTCTTCAATCCACACGGATAAGCGAAAGGGTCGCCTTCCGCCACGGGCACTGTCCTCCCAGCCAACTCTTAATACCTTATCAGTAATTGATCTTAGTTTGTTCATTTGTTCCAGTAAAGTAGTCGTCTAATCCGTTATTGTGCAAGTCTGCACAAAATAATCGTTTAGGGAAATTGACTTGGCTTGTTTTTCGTCGTTCGCCCAACAGTGCGTCGTGCTTATGAGTTCCCCTTTAGAACTGATACGGAGTTCTCTCGGGGGTGGAATAGCGCCGCAACAAGCGCCCACAGAGTAACACTCTTTAACCTCACCAGACACTACTTTCACAAACCAGAACTCTTGCCCAGGGGGGTTTTCCGTAAGAGGATCCAAGAAGTACTCTTTGATTTCCGAGTAGGGAAGTTCCTTTTTTAGGTCCTCAGCGAGTTTCATGGTCGAGAATAAGCCCACTACCTCGGCTTCTTCTGTCCCGTAGAAGTCTATAACAGCGTAAATGATTGTCATTTGATTGTTTTTTGAGTAGGTTGTGCTAGAACTTCTCGTAGCTTCCCGACCCATTCCCGGTCCGCAGGGTCATCTAGACTAACGTAAAGTTCAAAGTAACCTTCAGGGGAATACGGGTCAATCATGTGAAACCATGCGGGTTGCTTGTTGGTTACATAACAGGGATCGATATCGAGTGAGGGGCATAAACCGGAAGTCAACCACTCAAGTTCGAGACCACCATCACAGCCTGAAAAGACCGTTGGGTACGAGTTTGGAGGGAAGTTCTTGTAGAAAAAATCAAACACCCAGCTTTCGAACCAATCCAAAAGCTCTTTCGAAGGGGCTTTGCACTCGCCGTCAAGCCAGCCGTCTTCTAGCACTCTAAGCTTACCTATATTTTCACGGAATTGGGTCTCGGTTTGCATGATTAGCGTGCTGGGGGATCAGGGGGTAAGGGGCCAGGGAACAACCACGTAGTTACGTGCAAAGTCCTAAGGCTCTTTTCTCCTCCTCAGTCAACTTGGCCAAGGCAATTTCCTTAACTACCTTCATTCGCTCAGCATCTCGTAACTTGTGATTGGCCCACCATTCCTGGTAAACAGGGGGAACCGGGTCTAGCTCCAAATCTAGGACGTGCACATCAAAAACATCCCTTGTTTTTTCAAGCTCAGTGAACGCATAGCATGAAATTTCCATGAGCGCTCCAGGAAGTTCCGCGTCGCTTACGGACACACCGTACAGGCGCAAGTTGTCCTTTGCTTGTTCTCCGGCACTCTCGCTCTTAGGAGAGCGGAAGTCGTGGTGAGGCACATCATAAAAAGGGTCACGGCAGGGCATTTTACTCGGGGTGTGGTTAGGGTTGTAAGAGGTTGGGCTACTTGAAGTTTGACTCCGCAGTTATCTGCTCTACGACGTCTTGCGCAAGAGCACGGCAGTTGCTTCGGCGATAGAGACCGACTACTGCCCAGTGGGGGAAGCCGTAAGCTCCTCCAGTATAGCTGTTGTCTCCGGTTTGGAAACCCCAAGAGAAGGAACCGTCATCGTTCAAATCGGCACCAATCGTCACCAAAATCCCTGGAAGGGTGTCTTCTTCGTAAGCACGATAGTCGTTTTGAATGTCTTTTTTCAGAGATTTTAAGAGGGACTCAATTTCAGTCTGAAGAACTTTTGTGGGATTAGACGTCATTTCGATAACTTGGGGGACTCTTTAGGTTGGCTACCGCGTTCGGGACTCCGAGGAGCCAAGTTAAGCGAAAGGCGCAGCCCCAGCGATCACAAATATACTCAAGGCTTGACTCGATGCTTTCTAGACTCGTGTAGCCATAGGTTTCCTCGCCGCTCCTTCTGTCTGGGTCGTAAGCAAAGTGAAAAGCCCGGAGCGCCTGAATGGCTCTCCTATTCTTCTTAATTTTGCGTACCACTTTGCCCAGGTCCAGAGGGTGCGAGAAGTCGAAAACTTCACGTTGGACGCGCGATTGGAGTCGCTTTTTAACTTTCTTATTCATGAGGTAAGTTTAGCTCGTTTGATCCACGGAGGCAAGTAGGGGAAGCCGCCTTCTGCTCTCCCAGTCCCCGTAGCTCCCTTCAAAATCCAACGGGTAAGGCTTCAGCACACTGAATCGTGCGGCTTCCTCCAAAGCGTCAAGTGCTTCACCCCTGGTTAGGAAGACGACTATATTCCACCCAGGGGATGAAACTTCCCCCTTAATATACTTTGCTCTTTTGTACACCCCTCTGTGAACGACACCCCAGCACCTTCCGGAGCCTTCGCAAACTCTTGCATGAGACACCCACTTACACCCCTGAAGACTAACCCCTCGTCTGGCGTCTGCAGGGACAACAAGTCTAATCAAGCCAGAGTCGGCTATCGTATAAGCATGAAATGCCCCCTGGACTGGAATACCCCCAAGGTGGGGTAGGGTGGTACCCACAAAAGAAGATTTGAGTGCCCCGAATCTACACCCATCAAACAAAGCACCTTTGAGTATAGCACCATTAAAGTTGCAACGGCGAATGAGGGAGTGCCTAAAGTCAGCACCAGTTAAGTCAGTGAAGCTGAAATCAACACGCCAGAGTTTGGACCCGAAGAAAGTGCTGTAAGGCATATCGGACCCCGAAAAGTCCTTAGAAACAAGGTGTTTCCGGTGGAAATTAGACTCCCTCATCCTTCTCCCCTGGTAGCTGCTTGCTCAACCCCACTGGCGTCACTGTTGGGGCGAGTGTGGCCCACCCACATATTTCCCGCTTCATATCCGCCATCTGAAGATAGCACTCCCACATTCTGAGGTAGAGGAATGGCATCGTGGGGGAGCCAGTGGGTTTGGAAAAATACTCCACCCTGATCATCTTTAATGGAAGATAAACCAAACACCCAGGACGGTGAAGCCGTAGCCGCAAGGGGTTGCATCAACCACCAGCAGCGTCCCTCATTATCACAATCCTCTCTTCCTGGCAGCCGCTCGGATACTGATACTGACTCTAAGCCGTTTGATGGGCTATGCTTTCCGATTTCATGTCTCTTGATCACTGACCGTATACTTTCCAGGAGTTCTTCACATTTTTCAAGACCTGCTTCAAGGTGACCACATTGTTCGGCAAAATAATTATGATCATTGCTGGGACCGCAATCAACGGGGGACTCTCCCTCAACTACATCTGTCAAGGTGGCCTCAGCTTTTACCAAGGCATCGACAGTCTCTTCCACTTTCCCTTGATCCGCCTCATGCGCAATCCGCAGGGCAGCCAGCTCGGCAGCCTGCTGCTGGAGCAGGGTGGCAGAGCGGAAATACCAATCCTTTACTCCTAGGTCTGCCGTCTGTCCACGCTTGTTCATCCATTCCGCAACCCCCGCCACCTCCCCCGGCTCCGGCGCTGGCGGGGTGGATTGGCCCCATCGGGCAAGAACAGCCAGCATCAGATCAGACAGCTCAAGGTGAGCCGATTCCAGGGAGCCTCCAGATTTCAGCCATGTTGCCCAGGGCTCACGGCCACATGCGAAAGCGAGCATGCTCGCATGGTCTGGAATTGGCACATTCTCACTCGGCTCGGCATTTAGTGCAGCGGTAGCTGCATCAATGGCGTCATTCATTAAGCCGATGTTGAAGGAGTCAGCTGTGGCTTCAGCCACCTCGATTAGCCTAACTAGAGCAGTGCGAATGTTAGGAGCCGATGTTGAAGTGGTCATGTTTTGTGGTAAAGGTGAGACTGAATGGGCTATTGGGAGAGCAACCACTCCCTTAATTTCTTTCTTCGACCGTAAGACTCAAAATGTGCAATTAAAACGTTAAATGAACTAAACCTTTGATAGCACACTCCTGCGAGGTCCATAAAGGCGACAAACTGTCTGTCTTTGACTGCCCAGTAATTCCCATGAAAAGAGTAAACACCGTCTTTTCGTAGTTTTGCCTTTGCATAAAGAAGGTTCGTTTCATCAATTGTCATTGCTTCGGGGGAGTCACATTAATACTATACCTTTTATTACGAAAAAGGGCAAGGGGGAAACCGCCCTATGGGTCCTCAGGACCATGCAGAGGGGCAGAGGAAAGCTCAAGTAGTCTCTTCACAGTGTCTCCGTGACAACGCTTTGGCGCACAAAAGCAAATTAGCTCCAGGGACTTCACGCTCGGATCTTGAACAATCGCGAGCAACTCTTGAAACTGCGCAAGTTCGGCACCTTTCTGAAGTAGCCTTGGAGGCAACCACTCTTCGTAACCATCGCAGACGCGGTCTCTCTCGACCTGGCTAGAGTCCTTCATCGGCAGCGGATTACCAAGGGCAGTTCCACGGTGAATTGCTCGGCGTACAACACCCTCGGGGGGCTTCGTCTCTCGCCCCAAGTGGTACTTGTTTACAACTTTGATCTCTGACATTTTCAATGGAGTTTACTACAAAGGGAGGGACCACTCGCACGTGGATTGAGCTTCAAGCCCTCCCGTTTTAAGAGGGTTTATGTAGAAAAAGGTTTGCTCCGCACAAGGCACTCCAGAGACTTTTTCTCTGAGTCGCAGGTACCTCGTGTACTTATTGTGATGCTCATGGAAGTTTCCTAAGGAAGTGAAACTCCCGTCGCTAACTGCAAACACTGCCCCATCTTTGTAGGCTTCCATTAACGCCCAACCGTGCCACAGGTTGGAGAAAGGAAAAGGACGCCAGTAATCACAGCGTGGCTTTAGGTTTCTTAGCAGTTCTTTCGTTGCGGTTTTCACATCGAGTCTCCCTAAGTCTGTCTTAATGCCGTACAAGTCCAGGTCGTTGTAGTCGCTGCGAGGAAACTCGTCGAACTGGTTCTTAAGCCCAAGGTACAGTTCCAGCTGGGATAGAGACAAGAGCCTTCCACGTGAAAGAGCAAAAACAGCGCCAGCCTCGAACGCCTCCGTCAGCGCCCAGCTTTTCCAGAGAAAGTATGGAACCTCGCTGACTTTTCTGTCGCAGCGGCTTTTCAGAGTAGTCGTATACTCTCTTGCAGCCGCAAAGAGGCCAAGACCCCACAAGCTGTTGACTTTGTTTGAAAGTTGCGGGTTCATCTCGCTTTGGGCTTTCGGATGGCTAGGTGGAGGTGATCGCTTCAATCTGCGAAAGATCTATGCTATCAATAATAAGTTTCGGGTAAGGGAGCAAGTTTGCAAACCGACCCCTCTTTTTCCAAATACGCAACTTTCTTACTTACAGTGCGAATCTTCCAGTCTTGGATGTGGGGAAGGCGCAGTTGGTTGCCGCTTCTCAGACAGATTGTTAGAGTCGTCATTTTTGGAGTGGGTTGCACTAGTCAACAATTGCTAAGAAAACCTTGCGTGAAACGAAGACCAATGCGGTTATCGGCCACACCCATGCTAACAAAGCTGAACTGCCGGATAGGTACTTCCTTTCAAGAAGAGCACAGTAGGCTCCACAGCAGGTGCTGGCGTATGCTGCGGTAAAGAGAAAGAACATTGAGCTGGGGTGGGTAGGGGTGGAAAAGGAAAGGGGGACCCTAGTAGCTGTTTTCGAAGCGGATTTTGTGCACCCCCTTTGGAATTTCGCTCACTACAACCTCGTATCCGTGTACGCCCTCAATCGGATGAACTTGTCGAAACGGTACAAACGGTACTTCAACCTCCAAGGTGCTGTCGGGGTCAATACACTCTGGCTCGTAGGATCCAAAGTACTCAGAGGTTTCTTCTGGTAGAGAAACTCCTACCTCGCGACAGACCCTCAAGACTTTAAGGTGCTTTTGGTGCTCAGGGTCTTCGGGACTCCGGTAGCCTTTAACGATGGTTCGCATTGACATTTTGGATCGAGAAATGTTTGGAGAGGGTTTGCCCCTGCACGAACCTATTATAGCGTTGTTTTCCGAAGAAAACAAGGGTGGAAACCGCCGTTTTCCGGGGCGGTTTCCCCCTCAACCCCCTGGAATGTACTGAGCTGAAGTGGGAGACACAACCATGAGTCCCTTACACTCTCGATTAGGTGGGCAATATCGCTTTGTCAAGTCTGTGGCGTTTCCCTCGTCGTAGTAAGTTATTTTATTACCGTCAGCATCTATTAGTTGTTCGACAAAAACGTGGCCACTATGCACGCTCTGAATAAGGTAAACAGAGTGGGTTTGAACGAATACCTTTCTAAGGTTGGGGAAGCACACCAGCATTCGATCAGGAATGGCCCTCAGCTCCAGCAAGTTCGCCCATCGTTCGGGGTACTCAAGGTCAAATTCTTCTACGGAAGAGTCAACTTCGCACTTGTCAAACATCTGCTCAAGAATGGACTTTCCACGGTATTGGAACATATACGAAATTCCGTCTCGGAGATTCGGACGAGTGGCTACTTGAACTGTGAAGTCGATTTCTTCACCTTTGGAGTTGATGTAGTGAGGGGACTTTGCCATTTTGGCTCAGGTTAGTTGAAGGGAACGGGAAACAACTCAATCTGTACGGAAACGTCGGCGTGCCTCCCTCTATTCATGGGGCTGTCATCATAGTTAATAACCCAGTGGGCATCGCCTACACGGTAGGTTACTTGCTCTAGTGTCAACGTGCTTCCCTTTGCCGGAATACCGCTTAGTTCTATGAGATAATCGCACTCGATGGTGCTGTTTTCGAGGTGGGCGTTTGTGAATGTGACTTTGTACATTTGTCTCGGGTAGGTGCGCAAGGAGAAAGGGACTAGTCAGGAAATTCCGAGCAAAACGTCGAGCTTTTTCGGGGTTAAACCTTCGAGCCACTCTGCAAAGGATCCGACTTTGCCGGATCGAATCGCAAAGCATGCTCCAGAAAGTTCTTTTGACTCGGCAAGTACGGCTTGAGCGAAATCCTTCTGGTTAAGATGGTTGTGAGCCCTCATGTTCTCGCTCACCGCACTCTCCATCACTTCGATGGAACGCAGGTGAACGTCAAAACCCCCACGATACTCGGGAAAGTGAAGCAGAAACTCTTCCAAGTCGTCGTTCAGGAAAAGCTCGGAGAAATCCGGTTCGCCGTTTCCTTTAACCCTGTGCAACTGACAATAGACGTTGGACTTGTCTTTCTGGCGGTTTCCGTTTCCGTCGACAATAATTACGCCTTCAGCGGTACCACGAGAGGAGTCGTTTACAAACTGCGTTACAGCTTCATGTGAGCGCAGGTCGTAGGTCTGAGCGATGTTGAAGCGGTTTTCAAAATGCTTGAGATCCACTTCGTTTAGATCGTCAAAGCGGCTTCGAACAGCCAGAAGAGGTAGTAAGGGAGTCTCGTAGTCTACAACAATTTTGTTGTCTTTGTGGCACAACTCGTAGACGTAGACAAAATAAGGGTCGAGGTCAGCCCGGTCATATCCAACTTCGTTAAAAACGTGCCAAAACAACTCGGAGAAGGAGCGACCCGTGGTCCCGACTTCCGAAGAACCAGCGACTGAACCCGATGTTGATACCAACCACTCTCCTTTATAGTTGAACAACTTGATCAGAGACCCGTCATACTTCTCAGCTACACGGGCAGTGGACCAATCAATCTCAGCGGCATACCCCTCGCCAACGTTGAAAAAGCGGTCGAAGGCGTACGCAACCAGCCGAAAGTACGGGGAGCCCGTGCCATCGTCAACAAGTTCGACTACGGCACCACGGCAGGCACGAACAATCGGTAGTGACTTGTCCGCCATTACACTGCCATACTTCAAGTTAAAAAGAGCAGGGTAACGTTCGTCGCGAGCAACACGAATGTCGTGCTCGGCAAGTGCTTCAAAAGCAGTCTCGACCCGGTAGTTTAACCAGTCGATTAGAAAGTGGCGCAGGTTTAAAGGTTCCATGACAGCTTTAGGTGGGTGGGACCGTTGAGTTTTGTTTATCTGGGCAAGGTTGGGACTAGCGATTTCGTTTCCCACTGTCCCAGGCTGGCGCTGATCTCCGCTTTGGAAAGTCAGACCCAAGGTCACCCCTTATTTCCCCGTTAGCGAGGACAACAAGGTGGTTTGTGCCGTGCTCGTCCCAGTCGTCGGAGAACTTCGTGTCTACTGACAGAGTAACCTTGTGCTTGTAAAGAACTTGGCCCAGATCTTTTCTAAACTCGTCCATGTCGAACTTTTCACCAGGGGTGTACGCGTAGGACGTAACTACTTGGTCTCGAAGGAGCTGGTCCCAGTCGAGGCAGTTGTACGGGAGTTTTGTCTCTGACATGTCTTCCGGGGAGAAGCAGCTTCTTAGTGTTCTGTGATTACGCCGTTCATTTGTCCAGGTTCGATCCTCACGGACTCTTACCAGAGTGTAGCAGTACGAGGATGGAACGTTCGGGTCTGTTGCTTTCGGGTGCATCCAGATGTCGGACACAACGTAGAGACCGTCTTTTACTGGACTCTTCCGAAAGTGAAGGTAAGGAACTTCAGTGCCCCAGGTTCGACCGTCGGGTGAATTTTTAAGTATTTTTCCAGGAACAAACACACTGTCCCCTGGCTTCAGCAAAAGTTTTCCTGTAACTGATTCAGGGGGAGACTTCATGGGTTGGGGTGCTTTGGTCACGAACCAATTATACCGTTTCTGCAGAGCAGAAACAAGGGTGTAAACCGCCCTAGGGCAAGGGGGTTAACCGCCCCTCAAGGTAGTCAAGTAAGACGCGGGATGGCCTTGCGAGGCTTCGATGCAACGATGTAGTAGTCGGGAACATGATCCGCAGGGTTTACGGCGTTCACTGTAGTATACCGCTCGTTGGCCTCCACAAAAGTCGTGAAGAATTCGGACCAGGACTCGCTTCCCCATTCTCGCTCAGACTCATGCAAGTCAACAATCCAAACATCTTGAGCTAAGCTTAAACCTTGTTCTTCGGTGATTCTTGCCATTTTACACTAGTGGGATGAATGTGAAGTTTAGGGGTAACAGGTCAGTTGCGGGTCTTAGCCCTAGAAACATGCTCTCGACGTGCCAGCTCTTCCTTGATTGCGGCTTTTCGGTGCTCAAAATGCTTAGTTGCGGAACCCTCTTCGTCTTCGTCGTAGGCGAAGCTGGAAAAGTTTGCACGATAATAGGTTAACAGCCGGTGAGTTGGCAATTTGAGAAGGGTTTCGAGTGAGTTGCGATTCGGGTCCATGCGAGATTAGATAGTCGAGTGTCTTAGGTAGGGGTTAAGGGGTGCGGGGCAACTAATCTTTTTCAAATTCCTTCCTTAACGTTTCGTACCTTTGCCGCCGCACTTCCTTTGCAATAGCTTCTTTTTTCGCCTTTTGACCAAGAGCCTTCACCCTTTTGTCCCGCTCTTCGTCTGTTTCTAGGCGGTGCCTATAGAGATTGAACACATCAGACCCCTCGTACTTCCCACTAGTAAGCTCAATACCCTCCCAACCATCTCTTTCGAGCTTGTCAAGAGCTTTCTTTATGTCGCTAAACTTCCCACTGAAGGTGGTTTCGTGGTCCAGAAAGCAGGTCTGTTTAATCGTGATATACTCAGGGGGGTTTTCCATGGTGCTTCGGTTCCAACCTAACTACTATAGCGTTTCTGCGGCGCAGAAACAAGGGGGGGTAACCGCCCTTGGCGGCCCATAGTGTCAAATCTTCGGGAAAAGCAGACTGTACGTGAGAATGCTATCCGTTATCTTGTCCACGGTGTGGTCAACGACTGAAAGGGCGTCGAGCTTTGCGGAAAGCTGTTGAATTGCCTCAATAAGTTGCTGAATCTGCTGAGGGTCTATCGTAGGGGTTGCCATAGGCTTGCAAGTTTGTCTCTCTGGATTAGTGGGTGATGACCACTGTTGGTACGCTGTTTCTAGATCTTTGACTTTGTTTGGGTTGGCTATAGGGTAATACCCGTGGATATCATAGCCTGTGGACTCGAGCCATTCTGGTGGTATCTCTCTCGGACTTACTCTGCGGTAAAAGTTTCCGTCGTCGAAGAGAAAGTCGTCTCTTAGTGGGTTCGAGTCGTGGCTTCTCTGGTGGGTTAGGAGTTTCATTCGGTGGCTGTGTACCTTGGAGTCTCGTTGAAGGTTTCTCTAGCTATGTTGAACAATTTTGTGTGGGTTTAAGGTAACCGCCCTTGGATCGCCTTCTGCACTTCAATCGGTCGTTGGCATCAGACAGAGCTCGGGACTTTAGACGATTGTGTTCCTGAGCCATTGCCATTCCGAGGGACACTGTTCCTGAGCTCTCTTTGTAGAAATATCCGGTTAAACGTTCGGCGGCATCAAGGGGGTCGAAACTTAGGATCTTGTCGAAGATTTCGCTAGTTGGGTTGGGCATTTTCTTGTAGTAGGTTACCAGAGCAAAGGTCAGACCTTAGGTTGTTTCGACGCCCATTCCAAAACTGCGGCTTTCTCCACTGAGGAAAGCTTAGACAAGGCAAGTCCTACAAGTTGCTCTGCTTCTTTCTCACGAAGACGGTCCCTTTCGGTACGCTTGAGCCATTCGCCGCAGGTTTCGTCAGCCCAAGTGCGGGATCTAGCATCGCACGGGTTCTATTTAAACCCCTCTTGTTCGGGAGACATCTCTGTGATCTCAGTCACAGTCTTTGTCGGGTCGCTGTCCCCGATCTCAAAGTCTCTGGCCTGTTTTGCGTCTTCGACCAGCACAAAGTCAAATTCGTACCGCTCAACTTTGAAAAGTTTCTGTGCCATTTGAAGAGTCTTTGGGGGTCACAAGTTAAGTATACCGCTTTCCTCTCGGAAAGGCAAGGCGGGGAAACCGCCCCGGAGCAAACGGTTAACCGCCCCAACGCGGAGCCCGAAGCTCTTCGAGTCTTTTGCTTCTCGTGGACCGGGGAATTCGACCTGGTACAACAAACAGGGACCATCGTCCAGCCCAGATGATTCGTCCCCAGGTATTGACACAGCCCTCTGAGGAAGGGTTTGAGTTTACCCACCGAAAGTTCCCTAGCGCACCTGATCTCGAGTTGACGTGGATAAACCGGCAGTCAACATGTGGAGGTAAGGCTGACTCACTGTGATCGTAGTCGTCAGGACACTCCAACACATCGAAAGAGTCTTTTACCGAGTAGTAAAAGCGAAGCCATGCGGTTCGAAAGTTCATGGTGAAGTCAGGAGTAGTATTCGTCAAGATCAAAGTCCTGAAGCAACCCGTCAAAAGGTTCTTTGCAGCCGGTGTAAGCGTAAAGCTTATCGTTCATGGCATACCACGAAACACTCAGCAGGTACCAGAAAGTTGCGTGGTGGCCGTCGTGCCAGAAAAGACCTTCAGTGTCACAATTGAGGGCCCAAAGGGTAGTTTCCTGTGGTACCGAAATCCAATTCTTCCAGTAGTTAAATGTTTTTATTGTGAGTTGAAGAGAATTTGGTGTCATTCTGCTTTAGGTCTCCCGCTTGCGTCGTAAGGGCTAGACTTATTTGACCGCACTACTGGCGGTGTCGGTAAAACTGGTTTTCGTGGAGTGTACGGTGATTGATTTCCGTTGTTACTGGTCATTTGGGGTCTCGTGTTTACTGGTTCTTGAGGTTGAGCAGATGATTGTAACGTTTATCACGCCATTGCCGATATCTTGCGGAGAGTTGTTTGAATCGTCGCAAAAAACTTTCCAGTTTAGTACTGGCACAGACGGTAGTGGGATGTACTTTACAATCACGTCTCGTAGAGAGTCCTTGAGGGTTTCCACGTTAGACGCATCTAAGCATTCGCCATTAAAGGGCTCAAAAGCGTCTTTTAGATCGTTGCGAACTCTCTCCAAACACTTGCTTGCGTAAATTCCACGTGCTGACCCTTCAGCTTCTTTGAGGCTACCCCAAGGACCCGAGTGTTCTTCCTCGTTCAACCAGAACCACTCACAGTGGTCGTACTCGTATATTTCTACGTGATTGCATCCCTCCTCCTCTCCAGGTAGGGGTGGAAAGTCAATAAAGTAGCTACCACTGGATTTATACAGAGGGGAAGGTGTCATTTTTGTATGGGTCTTGGCTACTTGGTTATTTTACCGCTTTTTCGGAGCATAAACAAGGCGGAGAACCGCCCTAAAGCAAACGGTTAATCGAGTATGTGGGCTAGTAGCCATCTGAGTCCAAGAATAAGTAAGTCCACCCGCCGGCAATTACTGACACCGCCAGAATCTCGGGTGGCCAACCCTGTCTCAAGGCACCATAAGCTGATCCGCACGCCACGGCAAAGTACAGGGTGAGTTCAGCCAGCAACTTCGCTCCCTTTACTATTCCTTTAACCTTTCGCACAGACTAAGCCTCTAAAACTATGACTCTCTTTGTTACCATGGGAATTTCAAGGTCAACAAGTTCACCGTCAACTTCGTCTCGATACTGACATATAGTGTATACGAAGGAATAGTGATCGATGTTACTCTGCCACTTTGTGGTATAGCTACAATGATTTACTTCCATGTTGTCTATAGTAAACTCGTTCTCAAAGCAATAGCCGTGTTTTCTGCGAGTAGCCAGGATAACTTCGAAGTCGTCAGGGTGCTGGCTTAGGATTTCTTGTAGGCGTTTATTTAACATGGTGAACTCAGTCGTAAAGGTCCCAAAGATTACTATAGGTGATATCTTGTGTTGTGGAATCCAGTCTAACCTGCCCTTCCCCAATAAGGTCTACAATTCTCTGTAGTTCTCCAAGTATCTTATGCCCATGAATGGAGTCGTCCGGGGTGGTTTGCTCAGGGTTGCTGTTTTGCTGGGCGGGTAGCGTATAGCTCCCCCTCAATGCTTCCGTAGCCGTCTCTAGGCACCTTTTGCAAGGAACTTGGCAACTCTCGCCCATTTGAGCGCACGCAGCATGGTCTAAACTCTGAAACACCCAGTCGGAGCTACAAAGGGTTCTCCCGCACCAGGATGTCCCCTTTAGGTCCTCATGGGAGTGTCGTATACACTGCCCAGAGTCAGACATAGACGTACTCACGCCACTCTTCAACTTCCGCCGTGCTGATTGTAACGGACATTTTGCTGTAAGGTGCCTTCGGTTTTGAGGCGAGAGTGGTGCCACGTCGAGTGACGCGGGTTTCCATCATCCCAATCTGAAAGCTATCCCAGCTAAAAGGCAGTGAAGAAACATTCGTGGTTTCCTTCGAAAACACCTTCTTCAGGGCAACCGCCCACTCTTCCGGGGTGCGATTGTCCTTGCAATTGTTGCACTCAAGGCAGCTGGTGACAAGGTTTTGCCACGTGTCTTGGCCACCTCTTGACTTTGGTAAAACGTGATCCAGTGTTAGTTTAGGACCGGAGTACTCGCAATACTGGCAGGTGTGATTGTCCCGTTTTAGAATCAAGGTGCGAGAGGGCTTCGCCGCTGCCATCTTGGCTTGGGGAACCTTAACGTATGTCTTTAGGCGAATGGTGCGGCTGGACACGACATGGGCCTTGTCCTTCAATACAAGCACTCTAGCCCTTCGCCACGAGGTCTGGTTCAAGGGTTCGTACGTGGCATTTAAAACCAGAATGGTTTTCTTGTATGCGATTGTCTTGTAGTCCATGACCTTGGTGATTTAAGTGTTTCCCCATCGCACGAGGGAACGTCAGTTCTTTCAGAATTATACCCCGGAACAGGGGGTGTAAACCCCCTTGTACCAAGCCTAAGCTGCGGGGTTGAGAAGTCGAGTACGAATGTTAGGCAGTGAGTTTACATCCTCCCCGTAAACCACGCTGTTTAAGAACACGGTGCGAAGCTCGCCTCGCTGCTCTTGCTCACGAGTCTGCTGTTGATGAAGAACAAAGTTCTCCCCATCCTTTTCAACTCGCAGTAGACCCAACGCCGACTTTTTCGTGCCGCGATCCGTAATGGGGTCCTTCATAGTTTCAACGGCGACACCGTTAATTTGCCCCCAGGTCGTTTTGTATGCGATACCGAACGTGTCCCGTGTATGGTATTGATAGGTGTAGGAACCGATACCGAACACGATGTTTTCGGACGCCCACCCAAGCTGCCTCATGTGCTCCAGGATGGCCCTGGCCCGTGGAAGAGTGATTGAGTCGCCGTAAATTAAGCCAACTCGAGGGTTCAGTACCTTGAAACCCTTCTCGTTTACCGTTCCTCCGAAGACCTCCCATAAAAGCTCAAGCGAACCTTTGTACTCTCGGCTACCTGGCTCAGCGTCAGCGTCACCGCAGATGATTTTCTCAGGGTCACCACTGTCGGGACGGAATACGACCTTAGCGATGCCCTGAGAATTCGGACGACGATTTAAGATGTCTTCCTTAAGTGCGGGTGCAATAACAGTCAGTGCATCCCAGTAGTTCCAAGTGTCAAAAACTACACTGACCGGCCCAGTTGGGTATACTTTTGTAATAATTCGACGAATTGTCTCTAATTCGTTTCTTTGACCGCCAAGGCAGGTCACACTGTGTTCCGTAGCGGGAATACTACCCCCAATGAAATTGGAACCGCAATCGTAGTAATCCTCCAAATAATCAATGGAAAGGATTGTGTCCGTGCCCTTGAAGGAAAAAAGGTGGCCGATTTGGTGCGCAGCGGCATCGTGAATGCCTCCGACTCCGCGAGCGGAGAAGTCGTGCCCCTGAAAGTCAACAAACTGCGGATTACTCCCTGTGGTTTCAGCGTAGTGGTCGAGAAGACGGCGAAACTCGTAGGCGATGGTTGCCACGTTGATGGCCTTCCACAGCTCAGACGACTTGGCGGTTTCGACATAGTTGGTTAACCACGGGGCCAGCCACTTAAACTCATTGTGTGTGTTTTGCGCCGTCAGAAACGGCACTCCGATGTTAACACGGCTGCCCTCGGGTAGTGCCTTCACATGCAGCGGCATGTAACCCAGGTCGTGAAGCTCAGCAATGTGGTCAGTGCCGACAACACCTTCTCCGAGCGAGGAGTCCATTCGCCGCTTGTATTTGTCCAACACCTTGGCCTTGGGTTGCTGAAAAAAGGTCTCATTCCAAAGATCCCTCAGCATCCATTTCATTGTCCCCTGGATGTTGGCCACGACGATCTTGTGGTCGAAGTCAGCGGGCATGTTCGCCAGACGGTCGGACCTTGCCGTCATGTTGGCGTAGATTACTTCGGTGCCTTCAGGGTTTTGCGAAGGGTGTCCTGTCTTGTAAAAGTCGGTTGCGTGGGGCGCAAAAATTTTCATGGTTGGTTGCGTGGGGTGGGGTAGTTTTCGGTACGAAGGTAGGTCAAGTACGAGGGTAACTCTTGGTAAAAGGCTTTATACGGGAGCAAGTTCGCAACGAAAAAGTTGTCGATTAAGCTCCCAAACACCTTAAAACCCTTGGAGAAAATTCCGTGAGTTACATAGAGGTCAATTCGAGACGGGTCGAACTGACGTAGCACCTTGGCGAGTTCGATAAAGGTGCGACCGCCATCGCAGATGTCGTCCACAATCAGAAGGTTTTTGCCCTTGTAACTGACGTCTTCTGGAACTTCCGTCCTTAGGATTTGCCCGTCTTCAGGGTTGCGAACTTTCGTAGCGTACACTACAGAGTGGAGCCCCAGTGTTTGTTGTACGAGGGTTGCTCTTTCGACTGCACCTTTATCCGGAGCAATCACAATTGTCTCAGCACTAAACTCTTGCCCCCGGTCTTTGAACTTCTGGAGAAACAGTTGGGGTTGTAGGTTGTTGAACTCGCAGCCGATTTCGGTTCGAAAGAGCTCATTTGCAACGTGGCTGTGCACGTCCCATGTGTACACCCGGTCGCACACTCCCTTAAGATAAGGGGCGAGAGCTTTTACAAAAGTTCTTAGCGAAAACGCTTCCCCTTCAGCGCACTGGCGGTCTTGGCGGCTATAAGGTAAGTACGGGATGTCCAATTGTAGACTTCGCAGCACAGGAAGGTCTTTGATGGCCGACAGAGTCAGAAGAAGTTCTGCGAAACTTTCTCCGCTGTGTATGTCTGCGTCTACGATAATGTCAGTCGAATTTGTTGGAGTGTCGTGCAACCGGACCTGCCTTTCACCGGCACTGAACGTAAAGGAGGTCTTTGAAATCTTGTACAGGTTTTGTCCGTCGCGATTCGAGTAAACCTCAATCGGCTCTGTTTTCTGATACTCTTTAGTTTCGGTCACGTGCATTGTTGTTTTACGGTGTGAGCTTACTATAGCTTGTTTAGGGGCGAGGGTAAAGGACGGTTTCCCGCCGCGCACGGGGTAAAACTAGACCTTGTACCCACTTCCGCTGCACTCGTACGGTAAGTCCTGCAGTACTCGATAGAAAAGCTCACGGTATGCCTCGAAGGCGACCCTATCCATCCACAACACGTCGGATACCTGTATCCCGAGAGACTCTGCAAATTCTTTCGCAGTTGAACGAAGGTAGCAGTCTCCAATCGCCCCGTCTCTCTCGAACTGCTCGTAGTCTTCGATTAGTTGTTGGAGGTTTTGCTTGGTAAGTACTTGGATTCTGTCTCTAAGGGGTGTCATTGGGTTTGTTCCGGCGAGTGGGTTAACGGGTAGGTGCGAGTGTGAAAGGGTGGGGCATACTGAGCCTCTTCGGACAAATCGAGACTTTCTTGCGCGAGTTGCTCGTAGGGAATTAGTTTAATTGACAGAGCACAGTCAAAAGCTTTGGCCACTTTCACCAGGAGATCGATGCTGTGGTCGTTTATCTCGGGGTCTTCTAACCTCTCTATAACTCCCACTTTAACTCCAGCCTTATCTGCAAGTTGTTGTTTTGTTAAACCTCGCTTTTGCCTGTTTATTTTTACTTGCCAGGAAATCGCTTGCTCAATGGATGCTTCCATATAAGCTTCCCGGTACTCTTTGTCGTCCCACTGCGGGTTTGTCATTGCGGGTGTCCTTCAACTGATTTAATATAGCGTTTCTGCGATGCAGAAACAAGGGCGGGAAACCGTCCCCTTGACCCACCGTATGTTTAATCGGGGGCAACCCGTGAGGGTTCCTCTGCTGCCGCCCTAAAAATCTCGTCTATTTGCCTGTCCGCCTTAGTGCTTACCATGCCAGAAACAGCCAGCGTCATTTCTATAAACGACATGACATGGTGAATCTGTTCCACCCAAAGAGGTTTATTGACATCGCTATCCTCGCTGTAGTCGTTTACATACACTCCCTTCATCTCGTAGTACTGCTTAAGTGACATGCAAGGGTTTACACCCAGCCGCAAATAAACGTAGTTGCAACAAGCTTCTTCAAGGTCTAGTTCTGTCAACTTAGACCGCTCAAGTCGTTCTTTTATGTCCTGTCGAAAGTTGATCATTTTGTGGTTTTGAAGGAAAGAGGGAGGGTTACCCTCCCTTTTATTAGACGGGGATCAGAACTTGAATCCCAGGCCAACGGTGCCGACAGGTGCGTAGGCCGTCCCCGAAACACCATTCGTTTGAGTGGGGAACTTCACGTCAGCGAACCCGACGAGGGACGGCGAGAAGGAACGCTCAACACCAGCAACGAAGAGGAACTGGGAACCTTGGCCTACGCTCGTCTGGTAATTGGCTTGTCCGTTGTTTGTCAACGCCCATTGACCCCCCACACCAACGTAAAGGTTCGTGTCACTCATATACGAATCAGCAACTTCGCGTCCGGTAAGGGAGAAATCAACGGTGCCAAGGACACCAGCGGCAGTACCAGTTTGGCTGTTCGGTCCAGCCGCAAAGTTAAAGTACGGGCGAACAGAAGCGGATACCTTGGATGGCTCGCTCAGACGGAACCGAGACTGAACTGCGACACCAGCGACCGTGCGATTCGAAGTGTACTCAGTACCGTCAACGCCTTGGCGGTTAAGATTCACTCCAACTCCGACGTAATTTCCAACCTCGGACGCCATTACAGGAGTTGACAGGAAGGAGACAACTGCCAATGCGGCAATAAGTTTAAAAGTCATGTTTGTTTTTGTGTGTGTTTTCTGTACAGAACCGGGTTACAATTCCCGGAAAGTAGTTGTAAGGGTGCGAACCTTTGCAAAACTTTGCTAACCCTCTTAGAGTTACAACTACGGTGGTTGCGTTAGTTCTCAGGACTTGTGGAGCCATGGCCAGGGCCATAAGTGCAAAGAGCGAGAGGGCTGCCGTTCTCCGTGCCTTCGGTCCAGTTTCCCCCGGATCGAACACAGTCACTCATTCTGTACGGACTTTTACCAAAGAGTAAACTCGATGAAATAGAAAGGAGTATGAGAGTGATGGAGACGCAAATTACGAGTTCTAAGAGGGTGAAGCCGTTGGGTTCTTTCTGCTTAAGCTGTAACATTTTCATGGATTAACCTCAAGAGAATTACATTCGACGGTAAAAAACGGTGTTGAACGGAAAGGCAGTATTGTGAATACAATCCCAAGCACTTTTGCAACATCTGCCACAAATCCCACGTCTACCTCGGAGCCACGCTCAATCTTTCGAAGAAGTTCTACGGGTATTTGTGCGGCAAACGCAATGTCCTGCTTGGACCATCCCTGAGAAAGCCGTGCTTCGCACAATTGAGTCCCAAATCGTTGAGCGGTGGCTGAATCGTAGAAGATCATTGGGAAAGACAACTAAGGAAAAGGGTGATAACCAGGGTCATCACCCGAAGGGGCTAAATGCGAGTGATGCAAACGTTAGCGAGTCCACTCTCAGTTACTCGAAGGCGTTGAGCAGATCCGTGTCCCAAGTCGATGATTCGTCCACCAACGAACGGTCCCCGGTCGTTAATGCGAACGTCGGCAATAAGACCGTTGTCGCGATTGACAACTCGCACCCAAGACCCGAGGGGGAGGTAGGGGTGAGCAGCAGTCATTGTCCCAGGACGGTAGGTCTCGCCGTTGGCAGTTTTGTTTCCGTACAGTCCTGGACCGTACCAGCTGGCTTGACCGCACTGCTTGGCTTGAGCGGGGGCTCCGGAAAGAAGTCCGGCAGCGAGGAAGAATGAAGCGAGTCTTGTAAGACGCATGGATAAAGTAGAGTTGAACATCCGTGTTTGTTGCATTGCGCAACCACGGCTCAGTGCCCGTTGGCCCAGCGAAGGTGTTCCTAGCTGAAGCCGTTTCGGGCTGGACCCCAGTATAACTCGTAAAGAGCCTAAGGTAAAGTTCGGGAAACCGCCCATCAACCTTCCTCCTGGCGCAGCATCGCCAAGTTGTTTTCGTAGAAGAGGCGAAGGTTGTCGTAGGTTTTGACCGGCTGATCGTAGTAACTGCTTCCATTGTAAGTTGGAAGGGAAGCCCATTCTGGTGCGAGCTTTGATACTAGTGTCGGAGTGATTCGTCCCGCGTCAACTAGACCGAGAGCGTTGCGCCTGTCAATCAAATAAAGAGCAGCCTGGTCCTGGCTGGCTGGCCCGAAGTCGTTGAGACCTAGTTTGATGGACGCCTCTCGCCAAGTGGCGGGCATGAACTGGTAGGCACCTGCCGCTGCGCTAGCATAACGCAGCGAGTAACGTACTTGATTTGGATGTCTGTCTAGCGTGGACACCGTTCCACCCCCAAATACAACCCGGTAGCCATCACTATGGCCTTCTTTCCAGGTTCCTTCAGCGAAGCGAATGGTGTTTAACAGGGCTCTACGCTCTGGTGTGAGCTTGTAAGCGAGAGTTGGCAGAGAATTGATTGGACCGCAGCCTGTGCAAATGAAGCGCGATTCGAAAGTTGTTTCTGGGGCAATGTCCCTAGCGGCAACGGTGTTGCTGAAGGGGGTTGCAGCAGTTCCAACGAGGGAGACGGCCACAAGTGTAGCAAGGTTGAGCATTTATTGAAGAGAATTCGGCATCCGTATAGGAAACGGTCACTCACCTGTTTCAAGGTGCGTTTTCCCACGGCACAGTTGATTTAAGAGCGCAATGTTAGGCTCCGAGTCCTACCTTGTCTGCGAAGACAGGGAACCCACTCATAACGGGCGACGTATTTACGTCTCAGGACTTTCACAGTATATCGCTTTCTCGAGTTGGTAAACTACCCGGCGTTGAAGGCGATAGGTGGGTGTTCCAAGCAATACTCACGGAATAATTCTTTCGTTTCTTCCCAGCTTTCCTCGCTCGCTGGCTTTCCGAGTGCAGCGGCTGCTTGAGGAATGTTCCACTGGGCTGTGAAAAGCTTTTCCATTGCTTCGCCATAAGCAGTCTCACCGCAAGAAAGTCTCACAGAGTTGATTTGTATCGGTTCAACCCTTTCAGAAAGGTTTTCATGTCTGGGGCCTTGGCGGCATCCTGTCGAAACTGCTCGCGGGAATCCGCTGCAATGTTCTGGATGAGTGCCGCGAGAGTGCGACTGGTGGTGGGGTTGTTGATGTTCATTTTAGTCCGGTGTTAATTCGGGGTCGTTTGCGACGATAATTGCTCCCCGATTAAGTACAACCCAGAAGTCTTGGCCATCGGTCTGTGGAACTCTATACGCATGTATTCCCAGAGATGCAGCGGCTGACCCCACATCGTGATGGTCGTACCCCGTAATCTCTCTTGCTTTCTGCAGGGTCTCTCCTTCCCACTGCTTAAACTGCTTCCCGTCCCCCTCAAACTGTACGAGTAGAGCGTCAGACCGGAATGCAAAGGCTGAAACCCTTATTGACTTATCCCCACTTTCACCCGTGTAGTCCTTCGCCGTGTCTTGAGCCCACTTATCATGCTTAACCTTGCCAGACAAAGGGGCAGAAGCAGAATAGCTCCCATTCCCATAAATTCCGCCACCAGGAAAATGCTTGTCTCCTTCGGGACCACCACCTTTGAACTGCAATGAAAACTCATTTGAACTTATACCGCGATAAGCTACAATTGGTCTTCCGTCAGGGTTCCTGGCTATATCCTTTCTTGATTCCAGTCCCGATCGCGTTGCAACAACCTCCGGTCGAGCATTGAACCCTTGCCGTTCGTACACAGAAGTGAGAATCGGCGGTAACAAGGTGCCCTTGCGAGCACTCGAAAGTGTTCGACCGAGCTCCATACCTTCCTTTTGCAGGTGTAAAAGCTTCTCTCTTGACACGTCGTCGGTAGGCTCCCCTATTACTCGGACTCTTTTCTTCAGTGCTTCAAGTTCCTTTTCGAGAAGCTCAACCTCTTTCTCAACCGAGGCTTTCGGTAAAGGTTTGCTCGATCCTGGTGTTTGCGTGTACTTCGGTGAGTTTCTCACTAATTCTTCGTATTGATCCTGAAGGGCTCCCTTTTGTTGTGTTTGCTCTGCCTTCTTCTCCAAGTGGGACTTTAGGCGAAGGTATCGCATTGCGGTGAGGGCACTCTCTGTGAGAGGTGTGCGGTACCCTGGCTTTGATAAGAACATCCTCTCAAGAGTCCTTAGATTCTTGTTTAGAGCGTCAGGGTCATTCTTTTCGTAAATCTTGACATTCTTGAGAACAGATTCTCTTCGAATGCTGCGAGTTTCCTTTGCGGACTCCACCCCCTTGCGGCACTGTCCTGCTGTACCATACACCCCGCCGTCCGGTTTCACACAACGTGTGAAGTCGTGTATTAACGCTAGGGTATCGGGGGAAATTTCTCCGTACATTCGTACAACCGAACTAAGCACTAAGGTACTTTACCCCTCCGCGTGGTTCACCAAGCGGTCGGGCACCGAAAAGTTATACCACTGCGTCCTGAACGGAACCCATAAAGGGAACTCAGAGAGCAAATAACGGTGGTCTTCGTCGACCAGGCACGCTAGGGCACTGGGGTCAAACCCCTTGTAGTCCGGATCGTGAAATTCTACCACCGAGAGTCCGTAACTCCGAAGAACACACGAGAGTTGCAAAAGCTCCCACTTGTTCTCAGCCGATAGCCATACGAAAGGTGGGTGGTCTTGGGCTAAAGAATCAGGGTGTACTCTCGCAAACTCGACTTGTGCGTGAGCCGCCTGAATAGCTTGCTGAGCAGGGTCAAGGTCGCGGCGTGTGATCGCGTAGAAATGCATTTGCGGTTTCGAGAGCTTAAGTAAGGGTATTATACGTTATTTCAGAGTAGAAACAAGGGGGGAAACCGTCCCAAACGAAAGGTCGTACAAAGTGCTCGCTATGAGCAAAAGTCTTTCGCTGTCGTGCAACCCCGAAACCCATCGCTTAGGAATAGCCTTGTAACCGTAGTAAGCACCTGCTAGCTGCCCCGTAATCGCAGCAACCGTGTCTGAGTCGTCCCCGTAGTTCACAGCCTGCAGGATGGCCTCTTCAAAGGACGAAGTTGACCCAAAGTGGTAGAGTGCGGCGTTTAAGGACTTCGGTGCGTACCCGGAATTTTCAATTCCCTCCGGCGAGACTTCAGGTTTTCCCCCCGTGCCATTTAAGTATTGGTGCAGCAAACGACCGAGATCTTTGCATAGGTCGGATGCCAAGTGGCCATGGGTTGTTGATGATGACGCGTCACACGCTGCTACAGCGTCCTGCTCACTTGACTTGTGGTACACAATAGAAACGGGGGATAAACGCATCAAAGACCCGTTTCCTTTCGAATTCTCCGGATAGAGACTCAAAGACCCCTCAACGAGAAAAGTCTCAATTGCACGAAGTGTTCCATTGCCGATGTCAAAACAGACACCTGTTGAGCTGTTCCTTCCGTACTCGTACCAGTTGGAGTACCGACGCATTTGGTCTCCAAGATTGATCTGCCCATTGCAATGAATAAAAGACTCGGCAAGGCAAACAGCCTGCGATGTGTCGTCCGTCCAGTAGCCTGACGGCAGATTAAAGGGCCCCCCTGCTCGGTAACCTGTGACGGTCTCAAAGGTCCCCGGTGGAGAGAACTCCACTGGCGCACCCATCGCGTCACCGATCGCAAGGCCAATAAAGGCTCCGAGGCATTTGTCGAAAGTTGTCATTTTTCCTTGTATGGTTCTTGTTTGAGCGGGCTTGCTTGGGTGGATATAAGACCCAAGGTAAGGGTTAGAGTCTCGCACCATGGGCAAGGGCTATGCACGGGGGAACTTTCCTCGAAAAGATATCTTAGCGTCAAACCCCTTCTGCACGAGTCGATCCTTGTCCGATACACTCACAGGCGGAACACTGTCTGGGCTATCCCTCAGCGAGGCCATAAACATTGATATATTTTGGTACATTTGCTCAGCCGGAATTGCTGAGGCGAATCCCAACTTCCCAAGGATTGGGATCTCGCGACTTACGGCCACTTGAGGCGACTTTTTGAGTCCGCTGAACCTCGGAGTGGGCTCTATCACGAATACGGGAACCTGAAGTTGTCTTGAGATATCGACACAACTTTTGTTCGGAACTCCCCATATTTCGTCCATCCTAATTTCTTCGAACCATCTTCGGTGGCTGCTGTGTACCATGCGCAGAGAGGGGTGGTCTTCTGTAATTAGTCTCCAATCAGGAGTAAAACTTATCTTTGAGACAAGAAGGTACAGCTCTCCGCAAACTGAGCACCACTTAAACGCCCACGGAAGGATCTCCCCGTAGTAGTCTCTTCTGGTGGGTACTTCTGGTATGCGTTCGGTTTCGTTGACGTTTACGTACACATTCGAAGAGTCCGGTTGGTCAGGCTGTGACAGCTCTTTGCGAACGTAAGTGTTCGAGGGGTCACCACCTTCTTGAGAGTACAAATACTCCACATAGTCGTAGTAGTCCTTGAATTTTGATTGGATCTTCATTTTCCTACTGATTTAGGCCCCTGCCTGGTTCTGATGGGTTAACGTGTCGGAGTCTTAGTGGGATGCTAGTATGGCAAACGCATCAAGATTGTCGTAAGTTTGAGAACGTCCCCAGTGGTTTATGGCGTCCTTGTCCCACCAATCTGAAGGCAACACATCGGAACCAATTCTAGGACCAAACTCAGTTACTAACCAACTTTCTCTGTCGTAGTCCCAAACTGAGTTCGAAAGCTCTATTTGTTCGGCTATATACCTTCTTCCGTCTGGCCCCTCAGCAACAACAACTTCATACTCGGTCCAACCTCCGTGAAACTCCTCTCGCCGCTTCTTCAGCGTTTTCCACTTTCTGCCTTAGGTCAAGGACGATGCAGGCAAAGTTCTTAAATACTTTCTCTTGAGACTCGGACAAGTTCGTCCAGTTAATTCCCGCGTCGCTCGTCGGATTCGGGGTGACCTCTTCGGTGTTCAAACCAGACAAGATCTCCCGCATGACCTGGTGTGTGTCCCACTCCACCTTAAACCGGTAGAAGTCTTCTGAACTTTTGAAATCTGCCCAGTTAAATACACCGTAGTTTCGTATTTCTACGGGGTCCAACATTAGTTTCTTGGCCTTTTTCTTTCCTGAAGGACTAAGGGCCTTTAGTTCAAGGTTCACAGTGTTTCAGCGTGGGTTGGAGTGTAGGGTGCTGTTTTGGCTAGGAAAGTTGGCGGTGTAAGGGGGCCGAAACCCCCGAGTTATGAGTCAGAGTGCGGTTGCTCAAACGGCAACGGCAATCCTCTCGAATTTGACGATGTTGTTAGCGTCTATTTTGTGCTTATGCAAGCGGCTTTCACTCAGGCGACATCTTTACCCTAGCGAGACCATGGCACCCCCTTGACTAGAGGTGGGAGTTTAACCCACAGTGACCCTGCCTTCTCAGTAAGTCGGAAGGTTGAAGAAGGGACGGTCACGTTCTCAAATGGAGGTGAGGGGATTCGAACCCCTGTATAGGGCACTATCTTCCAGAGCTACACCCAGTTTAATGTCGTGTGGTAGGACTGTCCGCCTAATAAACTTCTATGCTTAGCCCACTCGTTTCAGGGGTGGGTGTTGACCAGGAGCCTATCCCTATGCAAGCTCCGGACGGTAAAATGAGTTGCAGGTATTCTCCGCCATGTGAACCCTGGCAGCCTTTAACCTCCGAGTAAGAGTAGCTCAGAATGTCTCTATTTTCTACCAACTTTTCAAGGTCCCCTTCAATCATGAGCGGCAAGCCCCGTAAGTATCGGTTTCACGTCGTATTTTCGTACTAAAAGCGCCAAAAGCTCTTTCTTCAGCCCCTCAAACCCACCTACAATTTGGTCCTGGGGAACAGCGTAGCAGGGTCCAACCTTCGTACCCGCCCAAGGGATAACCTGCTTCGTTTCGAGTATCTCTTTTCGGTACTTCATAAGCAGGTCATCAACTTCGATCATCAGAGTGAGCTGGGGGTCGGGTTGGCTGGATTGCCTCATTTTAACAGTGTAGTTAGTGCTAAGTGAAAGTAAACCGGAGCATGCCGTCAAAACTCCTTCAGTAGAGCCGATGTGGAGAAATCTTGGCCAGCTTGAGAGTTTATCAGCACACACTCTGCTTGCACAGAAGGGTGCCAGAATCCTTTTATCTCAGAAAACGGGACGTAGTTTTCCCTGGCCCAGCTACGAAAAGAGTCCTCTTCTTCAGCTGTGAGACTACGATAGAGTTCCATGGACTTTGCGGGAGTTACCGGAGAGTGTTTTTAGTGTAGTCAAAACCGGGACTTCTGGCGAAAGACCCTGCTTCGGGAGACCCTGAATAGAGCAGAGAGGGATAGTGCCAAAATTATCAGGATCCAGAGGCCATCCACAACTGTGCTACTCAGGGCTATGGGGTCTCCCAAGGTCTGCGAGGGGACTTCAGTCTGAGTCTGGTGACGCTTTTCCATTTGATGAGAAGGGCGGAGTAAGCAGTGTGGGGTTGAATGGAATGAGAACCTCGGACCAGAAGGAGTCACCGTTGGGGCACTTGTAGAGAAACTCCCAAGTTTGTGTCCCAACACTTTGTGCTCCAGCGACTAACTTGCAGTTTTCCTCTGTGACTCTCTGGGCGTCCTTTGACCAGAAAGGTCTCCACCCTTCCGGGTGGTAGGCGAAAGCAGGTTGTGCCGAAGAAAACAAGCATAGAGCGCAGAGGGTTAAACTCAGTATAAACTTCATGGGGCAGGATTAAAGGACAAGATCCCAGTTCGGGTCTCCCGAAAGGTCGACCCACACGCAGTACCCACTCTTGGAAGAGACAAGTACTTTGTTGCCAGTGCGTTTTTCCAGCCGAACGGCGCTGTCACCGCCCATAGACTTTTCCAGGGCTGCCCTGGCTTTGTTTGACCGGGGGACTAAGCGCATTCCTCCATCTCAGGGTGGTACAGCGGAGTGGTAAGACTCCCCCAGTTATCGCCCAGGAAGGCCAGGAACCCTGGGACAAGAGTGTCGCTGTAGAAGGGGTCTAGGTCCTCTGGGACTCGGCTATAAGCCGTGGGGCTCAGCTTCATGAGCTGGTTAACAAGGTGCTGACCCCACCGAATACCCTGGGTCTGAGGCTGGTTAGAAGCCCATTCGACAAATTCCTGAAAGTCCATTGGATCTCCTGAGTTGAGGGCTAAGTGTCTGAGCACCGCTGCTCATGTAAATACTATACCGTTTCTGCCGAGCAGAAGCAAGCCGGGAAACCGCCCCGGAGCAAGCGGTTAACCGCCTCTGGTTTAGCCAAGAAATTGCAGGAGTCAGGCGAAGGAAGGCTCAAGGAGTAACGATAGCATTTCCTGTATGGTCGCGTAGATGGGATCTTCAACTGTAAAGGCGAACTTTTCGGTTGCCTTGTCGTCAATCCACTCTCTCACTCCTGTTCCGAACTCGGTGGACCTTGCGTACCAATCGCAAACCATCTCCGCGACGTAAACTTTGGGCATGTCGTGAATGCTCCCCCAGTATTCAGGGTGGTGCGGGTTCACTGACTGATGGTGTTTTACGACTTCGGACAGCAAGGGGTCTGAATGAAAAAGGTGTGCAAACTCAATTCCCTTAAACTTTGAATTGTCATGGATCTGCCCGTTTGCGATTAAGTTGCGCCCCAGCTCAATGTCGCCGCGTTTCATTAGCTTCAGGCCAAGCTTGTAACAGCTCCTTTGCACGTTTTTTATGTGCGAGAAAACCAACTCAATTTTTTCGACGGCTTCGGTCTCAATTGTCATGGGAGTAGTATGCATTCGCACAGAAAATGTTACCCTTGCGCTCACCGGTTCTCAATACAACCGAGACTTTGAAATTTTTCCACAGTCTCAGCACAGAGAGTGTTGATGAGTTGGTCATCTACCGTGTTCGGCAAGACGCACTCGTTCTTCCCCACGTGCTCAGCCTCCTTAAAGAGCTGAGTTACAATTGTGCTTAGTTCGTCATACGTAATCCTGCCGTACTTAATGTCCAGAAGAAAATCTGCGTCCCCAACCAACTTTCTATTCACAAGAAGCTCTCCGGTTCGCATTCCCTCAATGGCCATTTTCATAAGTCGAACACAGTGGCTGGCGTTCTTCCCGTCGTACCCACAGGCCCGCTCAATTTCGGATCGCTTCACATTCCGATTAGTCAACCAATCTTGGTAATTACTCCACCGTTTTAAATCTGACCGGTACTGTTGGCTTGAGTGGAGAAGGGCCATGTACTCATCGCTTGCTCTCGTGATTTTCTGTGTTTCATTGAAGCACTCCTCCGGTAAGACACTCTGCTTCAAAATTCCTTTCCAATCAACACGGTCGTTGAGAAGCTCGTACAGCTCGACTGAAGGTTGGTAGTACTCGATTCTGTCTTTAATCAGCAAGTACAAGTACTCGATGAAAGACTCGATTTGAGACGGGGTTAAGCTCGGGGAAGAGACACCGTAGTCCTCCCACTCCGGTCGCCGTGTTGGAGGGTTTAAGAGCCATTTGCGGTGAGTCTCCATTTTCTTGATCTGGGACCTTGCGTACTGAACGAATGTGCCAGAGATTCTCCTGGAAATTAGCTTCCTCCGGTTGTCAATTAGCGACTGCCCCAGAAAGTCAAGGTACAGGTAGCTGTCGGGAGTCTGCCAGAGCATCTCCAAAATGTTGGGGTTTTGCGACCGCAACAAGCTCAGGTACCTGCGAATGCCGTACACCACTGAATCCGAGTTATCTAACTCAGGGAATCTAGAGTTGAACTCACCCTCGTCTTGTTGCTCCCCTACCCACCCCTTATCCTTTTGCTCAAATGTTTCGAGAGTGGTGTAAAACCGCTGTGGCGCCACACAGATTCCCTTAAAGTCCAAGTCGGACATCTCGGTGTTGAGGCCATAGGCGTGGCTGCCTGACTTGCAAAACAGGATCATCCCGTCTTCAATTTCTTTTCGTGTAATTGTCATTTTTCCAGTTACTGGTTTGTCTACGTGTGTTACTAGCGGTTTTCAATCCCAGTCCCTTACGTCAACAATCTCGTACCAGTCGTACTCCTGGTCTGGGTCTTTGCTGCACTTAATTCGGTAGGTTATGTTGTTGCTTTTTAGTTGGCCTTTCATGGGGCCAGACTTGAAGAATCGTGGACAATCAACGTACTCGATTTGCTCTCTAGCCTCGCTCACAGTTTCAAAACGAGCTATCCAATCTTCTGACCCTTGTGAAGGGTAGTAATGATCACCGGCAATCAAGAGGAAAGGCTTGTCCATGCTTAAGCTCAGGTTGTTTTCGGAGTATGATAACTAAGTGTAGCGGGTGTTTGTAACGTGAACAAGACAGGGAAACCCGCTAAGGGCTAATCGGTCAAACCTTTACTAAATCGGCAGGGTCACAAGCCTGAGATGTAGCCCCGTCCCACCCAAAACGGGACACTGCCTCGTTGAACTTTACGAAAACATTCTTACCATTGTGAGAGGATACCGTGCCGTACTCAACGTCAAAGTGGTCTAGGCATCCTGAGGCATGAAGTGGGACGTAGGCTACTCGTGTTCCAGGTGTTGCAAGTTCGATGTTCATTGTTTTCGGGGTTGTTTCAACTCGTTTAACTCGTTTAACTCAATTTCAAGCCCCAGCTCTTTAAGGGCCAGGGTCTGGGCTCTTAGCCTCAGCTCTTCGGCTCTTAGCCTCAGTGTGTCTTCTCGGTAGGAAAGTTCTTCCTCCTTCAGGGAAAGTTCTTCCTCCTTCAGGGCTAGGGTCTCAGCTCGAAGCTCTTCGAGTCTTTTGCCCCTCGGAGGCAGGGGCATTCGCATCCACAATGGTAAAAGGGCTGGGCACCACATTTGTTTAAGGAGACTCAAGAGCTGCCGAGGACAAAACGTACGAATCGCTTCACAACGATGTTTTCGCCAACTATTGCAGCGAAGTTCTTCACGTATGTTTCGATACTCATTGAGTTGTCTTTGATGTAGGGCTGGTCCATGAGAGACAGCTCTCTGAATCGCTTTGCCACACGACCCTCAACGATCTTGTTTCGAATTGCCTCGGGCTTCTTCGCAAGGTCTGCCTTTCCGGACTCAATCCGAGTCTCCTCAAGGAGAGTCTCCTCAGGGATATCAAAGATTGAAACGTGGCACACAGAGGGGCACGCTGCAATTTGCATCGAAAGATTTCGAACAAGTTCCTGAAAGGGTTCGGACTTGGCCACAAAGTCCGTTTCGCAGTTGACCTCGATAAGGACTCCAACCTTACCGCCAGTGTGAATGTAGCTGCCCACAGTACCTTCTCGTGCGCTCCGACCGATCTTGCCGTCAGCCAGGGCGACTCCTTTCTGCCGCAGCCACGTGATCGCACCGGCCTCATCACTGTCAGAAAAAATGAGTGCTTCTTTGCAGAGAATCAGGCCCGCACCGGTCTTTTCTCGCAGGGACTTAACTTGTAGGATTGTTGGAGGGGTGGAAGACATGTTACTTGGGGGGGGGGGGGGGGTTGTTTGGGCTATAGGTATTATAGCCCTTTCTTTTCGAGAAACCAAGCCGGGAAACCGTCCCCGAGCAAACGGTTAACCGCCTAGAAGCGCAGGAATGTGGAGAGAGAAAGGTAATCCCTTTAGCTGTGCGAAAGAGATCTCGGACTGAACTCCAGTGGACTCACACCAACCAGGTAAGGTTAAGACGTAGAGCTCGTCGGACTTACTCAGCAGCGTTAGGCACTGGTTTTCCCAGAATTTGTAGTCGGTAGGCAAGTCGATACCTGAACTCAGGGCAAAGTGCATAAGCAACGGCGAGAATGCCACTAACCCTTTCGATGCAAGGTGTGCGAGTTCGTAAGTCACCGCGTTCATACGAAACTTTACAACAGTAGGGTCGCGGTCGTTGTAAGGTGCCGAGACGTAAATTAAGGGCATTTGCCTGGCACCTTTTCGTAGGAAGTCACTGTTTTCTCCTGCATTTCAAAGAATTGATACACGAAGCTAGCGTCTCCGACACTGTCGTTTTCGTTCTTCATATGGGTAACTTGGCGTATTCCAAGGAAAGACCCGTGAATCTTGATCACTTCTGTGGAAATTTCGTACCACCTGTGCCTATCAAGGTCTAAGTCCCTAGCCACAACTTCGTAGTTGGTGTCGTAGAAGAAGTTTTCGTAGATGTCTTCCGGAAGGTCGTCAACCCAGTAACCAGTTTGCTTGAGGCTAAGCCCTTGAAGTTTGCTTAAGAGGTTGCTGAAGGTTGTTTGGGGTTTGCTCATTGGGGGTCAGTAAGTCAGTCGTCGGACTCAATTGTGTACTCTATGCGTAATAGTGTGCAAAGTTCTCGTGCAAAATAAATCTCTCCGACTTTGCATCCACTGTCAAAGGCGTCGTCCACCCTGTCTATGTTGCTCAGGTCAAAGTCATATGCCCCCTGCTCGTCCATTCGGTCTAAAAGGTGGCGCTTCGAGGCTACGGACCTTAGCTTGTCGATCAGTTTAGTGTTGATTAGTTCCACGGGAAGCCCTCAAAAGAATGGTCCTCGCTTAGAACGTCGCCACCACTGTCCTCTTCATTAATGTCATCCTCAGCACCCTCTTCTTCGAAGTAACTAAGCGGGTTAATGCCCGTTGCCATCTCGTGAATCTCGAAGAAGTTTACAATTTCTTCCTCATCTGTTACGAAGATGAAATTTTCCACGGAGACAACTCCGGAAATTTCGCTGTGCTTTCCGAGAACTTCACCGAAGTAAAGTTCTTTCCCGCTATCGATCAACCTTTTGACTTCTTGAGGTTCGGCAACGAAAATTCCCTCAAGCTCGCCCATTCGTCCGCAATCGAAGAAGAACTTGTAAATAGCTTTTTTCATCTGTTTTGTGTCGGTTGGAGTTGGTTGTGTGTTTTGCTGCTTCATTCAGGATAACTTTAGCGTATCCGCAGCGCAGAAACAAGGGCGGAAAACCGTCCCTTCACTTGGACAAACTTTGGAAGTAAGTGAGTAGGTCCGTGCTATCGAACGGAGTGCGTTCGCTGCTCCTGCTTGTTTTTGCGTACGTGCCTTCGACAGCGTCGATGTACATTGTGAAGCTACCGTCGTCTCCCATGTAAAACTTTGACCAACCCTCGTTCGTGAGCAATCTTCTGATGTTTAGTTGTTCCACAGCAAGGTTGTCGAACGATAAGTGAATCTTTCCAAGGAAAGTTGGGATGGCCCGGTACCATTCGGAAAGAAGCTTCTTGGTCTTGTTACCGTAGAACTGGATACCACGGCCAAAGGTTTTGTACCCAAGCACAAGAGTTTTGCTGTTCGGGAGGGTGCTTAGGTCTGATAGAACTCTGGGCGAGTGCACACCAGCAATCACATGAAACACGGTGTGCGGGTTGTTTTTCAGGAATTGTCTTACCAGGGGCAGGTTTGCACCGGTCACAGAAACTCCGACCCCTTTTACCAAGTCCTTCCTTCTCAGATACCCTAAAAGAAACTGGTAAGGTTCCAGGTGCCGTTCATTCACAGTCAAATTGGCTACCAAACCCTTATTGCGAACTTCTCGAAGGAAGGGGATAAGGTCAGGGTGGGATAGCGGGTTCCCGCCCCCAATCGCCAGCTCTACGCCCGGTGGTAAAGGCTCCAAAACTGTAAGTAAGCGGTTCAGATCCCCGTGCTTTCCTTCGAGAGTGGAGTTTTCGTGGCAGTAAGGGCACGCAAGGTCGCAAAAATTTGTAACCTTGATGTCAATGCTTTCCGGGTGTTCTGCCCAAGGGTGGTCTGCGTCCAGAGTCTCTCGAGTCTTGGTGCCGCCAGACCACAAAGTAACGTTGCAGTTACCGTTTTTGTACGCGTGAAGGACTGTCTCAGTAGTTGTCATTGTCGGTATGAAGGACACTGCGAGGGTTAAAGATAAACTGTCGCAAAAGTTCTGGGTCTTCGAACAAGTAGTCTAGCTGACCCCCTTCAACAGACTGGTGGTCGATGTACGATGTTTCCCGTGGGTGAGACCAGTCTGTAGATAAATCGTATACAACGTTTGAGCAACCCGTTTGCTGCTTGATCACTGTGTCAAGAACTTCCTTGAACTCCGCACTCTTTTCCCCGGACCACTCGGAAACGTAAATGGCCGCGTAACTCGCCTTAGTGCCCGCATCGGAGTAGTCTTCCACTTCCCAGCCAAACTGGCCCCCATTGAGGACCACTTCCCCCTGTTCGTTCAAGGGCAAAGTATCAAGGAGATCTGTGGAACTTGAAGAGATACTGAGTGAGTGAGTGCTTGAACTGTTGGTTTCAAAAACTGCTTGTCTTGTTTGAATGGTCATCGTTTGTGAGTGGGTCTGAGAGACTAAGTACTGGAAAATTTGTGTCGTAAGCTTGGGGGAAACGCTCGTGAAAAGAGGAGTGGGACGCTCAAGCCACCCACTTTTCTGAAAACTTTTAGAAAGTTCGCATACTTTTTAGGTGGAGTCGGTCTGCTTGCCGTCTGATTTGTGACCCGTGCCAGTTTAGAGCTTGGGGCGAGCAGGTACCACAGGAAGTGCGTAGTAGGGCAACCAGTGGCTGCCGTCCCCAACCCTGGCAGAGTATTTCCAGCAACTACAGGAAAACACCGGGTGCGAACTTCCAGCTATGGCTTCATTACCCCACCAGCAGTACCCCTTCGAGTCACAATCTTCAGCTCCAGGTAACCTTTCGGTCTTAGGGACAGGGTTCAACGAGTTGTACGGAAGGAGGTCCAAGGGATTTCCGTCGTAGTCACCGGTGCTGGCGGCGGACAAAGCGTCAAGTACCTCTACGCTCGCGTTGAGAACTCCGCAAACTTGGTAGATAGCTGCGCAGAGGTCGCGAAGTTTTCTAATTTCCCGCAAGGACTGAGACGCTTGGTAACGCACCAACCGTTCGAACCCGATTTTCGTTAGATCTTGCATGGAAGGGTGTTCAGGTGAATTTATGGGACCCATTGTGTGTCGTACGGGGAACTTATTTGATTACTCTTTCCAGCAAATTCCGGAGTAGAAACAAGGGCCAAAGCAACGCACCCTTCGCAGGGTGAACCGGAGACTTATATGTGCCCCACTGAAGAGAGCCTAAAAACAAATCCACCTGAAAAAGAAGGGCAACTAGCACAACACCTGAAATATAGGTCGTTGCCAGAATCTGAAGTACTAAGAGTGTCATGGGGTTAAGCTGGAATCAGCTTGTAAAGAAGGCGAACAGCACTCAGCAAGTCCTTGTCTGTAAGGTTAATCAAGTCGGGTTGTTCGGCGGCAATACACTCAGCGTCGCCTTCAAAGAGAGTCACCAGTCGGCTAATCTCGGTCTGGTCTTGGACGGTGAGGGATGTGGATGACATTGGTTGCTCTTGTTTACCCTTTCACTATAGCGTGTTTAACCAAGGAAGGCAAGCCGGGAAACCGTCCCTCCCTCCTAGTCTTAGGGGACCAGTGTGCAAGGGCTTCTTCTACTATAAGAGCCACTCGGCCAAGGTAGTCGTCTGAGCCCCAAGATGATCGGTCTTCTATCCAACTCAGGATTTCTGAGCGTGCGGGTTTGTTACTTTGCTCTTCAAACACTTCCTGATCGGTTTTCTTGTCTCTAAAGTAAACACTCCACACACCACCTTCTTCTTCCAGGTCGCAGTAGAAACCAGGGTGGTCTATGTAGTAGCCTAAAGTGTTACCGTCTTCGTCAACCCTTTGCTTAAACAGCATCTCTCCGCCTTTATGTTCGGCCTCGCAGTCAGTTTCCCCCAACGCAAGAGAAACGTCTTGCATACTTTTGTTCAGTCGCTCCGCTCTTTGGCTTGCCGTAGTTGTATGGGTGTCGGTGAATAGCAAGTAAGAGTTGCAGGCGAACAAGAGTTCGGTGCACAGTTTACGAAAGTTATGTTCCAACATGTTTATCTAGGAGTTACGACGGGTTTGTTAGTGGGAGTGTTCCAGTTTTAGGGTTGTACTCCGCTTTTCAATAAATTCTCTAGTTCGGCAATTCTAGCAGCCTGCTGTTGTTCTACGGTGAGAGGCCGGGGTATGTTGTAGTAAGCAGAACTAGCTTCTTTTGCTGTTGACCAACTAAACTTCTTGAAAAATTCCACACAGGTAACAGAATTAGGCTTTTCCCACATACCCTCTTTGTTCAGATAGTGGCTACCAACCCTTACTACCCAATGCTTACGCAGACGGTCACACGCTTCCACGTAAGTCCCACTGGCAGGGTGTTTGAGCGGAAACCTAAAAGGTACTGGTTCTGGTATAGGCCCTAAAAAAGAAGGTTCTCGAATCCAACGGACTAGGCCCAAAATAGTGTCTGTGGCATCCATTTTCTCCCAGTCGTCGTCCCCGTCGTACCTATTGAGTTCACGACTGTAGGCCCAGCGTAGTGTGCCGTCTTCGTTTTGTTCTAGTTCCCCGTCAATAAACCCCTGATTGTCCAAAAAGCGCAGGATTTCATCGTCAGTCCTGGTGTCTTGTTCCTGGGAGTCAAGTTCTTTCAATAGAGCAGAGCGATACTGACCAAGAGTCTGAAAACTAATGGCATAGGAATCATCGGCGATTAGGTCTCGGAGAATGCTGAGTGACATGCGTAGCTCTTGTGGTGTGATGGGGGAATACTAGTTCTTTTGATAACTATAGCGTGTAACTCATCAGAAAACAAGCCGGGAAACCGTCCCAGGGCAAACGGTTAACCGCCCCCTTTAGAGTGTAACAACTACTAACCAAGCTTGTGCACTGTGGAATTTCCTATCGCAACTCCCAAGAGAAAAGAATCCTCGCATGCTTCTCGAACGTGAACGCCAACATAAACACGTCCTATGGCATTTTCCAAGCCAGCTTCAAAGAAGCTGTTATCTTTCCACAGGCTAGAGCTTGTCACGGAGCTTATATCACCTAGACTCCCGTTTGCAATGCGACCGTCAAAAGATCGAGACTTTCCGGGAAGGTCCTGCGAAGTTGTTGACCATATGAGGTTGTCGCCGAAAAAGTGTGTCATTACACTCGCAAACACTCCGCCCATCACTGAGTGACCGGATATAAAGTCAGGGAACGGTGGAGATTGTACTCCGTTTATGGAGGAAAGCAACGACTTCCACTCTGTGTCTCGGACAGTGAGGTCTGAGCCGTCTTCATCGGAAAAACTGCCAGTGATTACGTCCCACGGTCGAGGCTGAACATTGTCGTATTTTTCTCTCCATGCCACGGTTACGGCGTCTGCCATGGCGACGCTTAAGCTAGCGAATAACCTAGCGTTGTTAGCTGGGGTTGTTGCTTGGTTCGTTGCTATTTCAGTTGCAATATCAAACAACTGACCATACGGCCTATAGGTGTCAGGCCGATCGTAAGCCCAAAAAAGAGCAATGTCCGTCTGATCAGCATTGCGGCGCGAGGTGGTGGTTGCAGTGTTTGTTAGTCCGCCGTACAAACGCACTTCAGCTAAGTCTCTGGCGTACAGGTCCAAATTCACGTCTGGCTTGCCCTGTAGACCGTTGGTCCTATGTGTAACTTCACTGCCTAAACCCCACGGTTTTACTGTGCCCCAATTGGGGCCTAGAGCAGCCCCTGCAGTGGGTCCGCTTGAGGCTGGCATCCAGGTATATCCCGGCAAGCTATTAGTAGGGGGTTGATAAGGTGTATTATTCGTTGATCCGTCGTTGGATCTTAGTGAGCGGATTTGATCAGCTATTCCGGACCCCAGGGCTAAGCCAGAGTGAATGCTCTGCGAGGTTCCCGTCAGATTGGCCAGACTTGATTTGTAGTGCTTTTGGAGTATTTCTTGTTCTCCAGGAAGCTCCAACGAAAGAATGCGGTAGGCCGCACCAATCAACGCGGCATCTACGCTAGCAGCAGCGGGTGCGTTTTGGTCGATCTTGTAGAAGGCCACTTGATCACCGAACGCTGCCCGAGTGTCCAACATTGCCGTGGAAAGCATTGCCATCAGACGACTACCTGTGGTAGGAGGCACTCCAGGTTTTCCATTGCTGCCCGCTGATTGGATTGCTTCCAGAGCACAGCTAATCCAGGACAGAACTTGGTCGGGACCAGGCTGATTGACCGGTGGCGT